ACATTTATTTTTATATTACAGGGAATCTTCCGTTGGTAAAATATGATACTCAAACCACAAAATTTGAATTGGTATCAGCGGCAGAATATGATGATTTGACACCGATTGATAAATATAAAATTTGTCCCAGAACATATGATCCGGATGATACTGTTTTGGAACAAGGGGCGTTTACAGAGCAGACAATGTTGAAGTTAATAGAGGCTAATCCTCAAGCTCCGGATTATAATACATTGAGGAGCCTATGACCGTACTAGATTATTTTAGAGAACGCGGTATAAATGTTTCAGCGACACAAAGCTCGAACCAGATAATAGCCGCAATACTAAATGCCCCAAGAGTCATGGCTGCATTACCAGACCTAACATCTGTTGTAACAACGTTGCAAAATTCACAAACAGCATACGATGAAGCAGCAACAAATTATGATACATGCGACGGGAACGTACACGCGGCTGAGCTCAACTTAGAAGTTAAACAAAAAGAATATAACACAGAGTTAGATAAATATGCACAAAAGGTAATGACCTTTGCAATGAGTGTTCCTGGAGGACAAATAACAGCTGTTGGTGGTCCAGCACAACATACGGGTGTTATCAGTGATCCTAGGATTGCCTCTACAGCATCAGATGTTTCAGCTGAAGCTGCACAGGTAACTCAGGCTTTACAAGAGTGTACTAAAGCCAAAGAAGATCTGGACAACGCCCGGAAAGACTTAGCAGAGGCGGAAACTAAATTAACAGAAGCAGGTGTAACGCTTTTAACACAAATAAAAGGAGTCGTACTGACATTGTCGGTTACAATAATGTAATATGCAAAAGACAGCAATTGAAATCATAGAAGATTTAAAAAAGCGGATTAATTATACTAACCCGCAAATTGACTTAAGTTCCACAGGTAATGTGGCTGTTGACTTAGGTGTTGAATCCTTTGCCAACGAATTAGCATCTTTATACTCAGAAGAAGATCGTGTAAGACTTCTGTATCTGTTTGATCCTGACTCCTTTACAGATGAAGAAGCCGACATACTAGCCGCGTCTTTTGGTATTTACAGAAATGAAGCAACCCAAGCATTTGGTACAGCAACATTTTGTGCTTCTACCCTACCTACGTCCGGGGCTGTCTACACAATCCCTGTAGGCTTAACAGTAAGTACAGGTGGTTCTGATTCACAAGCTTTTACGACTACAACTTCAGGTGTTATTACAGAGAGTACCCCTATAAATCCGGTAACCGGGTATTATGAGGTTACTGTAAGTATTCAAGCTACAACCCCTGGCACATCAGGAAATGTTCCTTCTGGGTCCATTACAGTTATTTCAAGTGCCCCTGCCGGCATTTCTGAAGTATATAACACAAATGCAATTGTAAACGGTGCAGATGTAGAAGATACAGTTAGTCTTATAAATCGTGTTAGATTAAGTTTACAAGGACGCGTCTACGGAACAAAGGCTGCGTATTTACAAAAGGCACTATCGGATCCAGCTATTACAGATGCGGTTGTTGTAGATCCAAATTCTGAATTTTCAGTGCGTGGTCCGGGTACGGTAGATATTTATATTTTGGGTGAAGAACATTCAAGTGTTACACAAGAAGTTAGCACAGAATCTGCAACACAATCTGTTATTTTACAGAACCAGCCTGTTGTTAAAGGAACAGTATCTGTTGTATTAGACGGGGTAACTTACACAGAAAATCACGGATTTATTATTGCAAAAGATACTACATCTATATATGCAGGATCTCCTAGAGGAAAAGATAAATTAGTGTGGACAACGGATACATATAATAACGTTATTTTAACCACAGAGTCTCCGTATTACACGATTACATACACATATAACTCTCTTATTAAAAGGACACAGGATGCCTTTGATGACGATGATGTCCGTATAATTACATCTGATGTGGCAATAAGAGAAACCACAAGATTAAATGTTGGTATGGATTTTGATATTGTTACGTTGCCCGGATATAATAAAGATGTTGTCATCAACTCTTGTAAAGATGGTATTGAAAGCTTTATTAATAACTTTAAATTACAACAGGCGTTACGACAATCTGATATTATCAATATAGTCGAAAATACGGCTGGGGTCGATTACATCAAATTACCGATGCGTAAATTTGCATTAGTTGATCAGGATGGCGTTGCCGATATTGAGGTAGCACCACTTGAATACTTGCGCATTGATGGCAACGATATTTTAATAGGTTAATATGTACGATATATTCTTTGTTTCAAAATGCCCGCATAAAATACAAAATTATACATTGACATTGTATAAACACAATGACACGTATAGAGCTAAATTGCCGTGTGAAGTTATACCAAACAAGGCGTTAACTTACATTCGTGCCTGGGATGCAGAACAAAAATATATCCGGGAACATAATTCAAACAATATACAATCAAAACTTGTTTCTACAAAAAATATTGTTGGCGCCAACGCACAAATAGGCATTCATGATTATGATTTTGTATCCCCAACTGAGATTGAGTTTCACCCAGGTGCTATAAATATGGAAGATCTTGTACCACCAGTTATCCTTATTGACTTTACCGCAAACCCAAAGGATTGTCCTCGTTGCACAGGAACCTCTGTTATAAAGGATATAACTATTGACAATAAAGGGCGTGCTGTATTAGTAACTGGTGTTAATAAAATAAAACAACGTATATTAAAAGCTTTGATGACACCGTTGGGTACATCTCCCTTTGATGAAACATATGGTACAGAACTTTACTCATTGGTTGGTACAACAATAAAAGAAGACACAAGGATTATTATTCAAAAACAGATCGTTGATTGTGTTAACTATTTAATAACGAATCAATCTGCCAATTTAACAGATGAAGAACGCATTGCATCAATGAGCGGGTTATCTCTAGATGTAATCCCTAGCCAAAACGGCGCAGGAACATACACTTTATTAATACATGTGAAAGTAAAAAACGCAGTAGGAACTGAAATAGACTGCGCTATAAATTTTGATTTGGGGTAGAATATGGCAAATATAATGTCACCATTAAGGTTAACAACCTATAGAAATGAAGAAAAGAACACACAAACCTTTCAGTTTGTGTTAAGTGAATATGAGAACGAACAAGTATCTCAATGGGAATCATTAGTATCCGGAGCAAGTGCAATCGTACAAGATGTAACTGAAATTGATACTATGGTTGTAATGTACTATGTAGTTAAGGAAAATCCGTCTGACGATAACCTTACCCCGTTATTGTTCTTGGATCAAACCCCGAAGCTATATAAAGAGACACCAACCGGTAGAGTTGAAGACGGTAAAGTTGTTTATGGCGGTGCCCTTGAACCGTTTGATGTAACAGCTTCTATGTATGCACTTAGCGGCGTATCAATTTTAAAGAACGGCGTGGTACTAAACAAAGAACCGGGTAGTATGGATGTAACCTTTGTTGAGACCAATTATATTAGAATTTTATCTCCGTTACAGGTTGGGGATATTATACGTATTGAAAGGATATTAGCATGAGGACACAACAATCACAGATAGATGTAAGGTATCATATTGTTGATACCATTGAAGATCTGAAGCGTATAAAGACCGCGTTTGCAGGATCTACTGCTTTATGCTATGAGTCCGGTATCTTGTACGAGTATCGTAAGTTCCCGGACATACATGATCTTTTCCCAGAGCAACTACCTGATATTGTTGTTCCTGTTTTTTACTATGAAGTAAACGATGAAGATACAGCAAGTGAAGGTAATTTACGCACTCGCTATTCAAAATTTGCTGGTACAACCGGAGATACTGTACCAACAGGTGTCCAACTTTACTCAGATAAAAATTGTCTTAATGCAGCTGAAACGTCTAATGGTGAATTTAAGTACACAGGTAATAATGACCCTATGGTACAAAGCCCGGGCTGCTGGGTGGCAACTGCTTTATATGCAGGTAATACAATTTTATATTCTTTTACAAATTATTCTTGGGAATATGTAGCCGAAAGCAATGAATACCGATTAAGACTTCCGGTTAATATTCCGGTCTACAACATCTCAACCACATTTTATTCAGGTAGTACAAATGAAGAGGTAGAGGTCGATTCCGTAAAATTAATATACTCTGGAGGGGCTATCACTGGTGCATATGCGTATGTACCGTTTAACCCGGACTGCAGATTTAGCGGAAAAGTTTTAATTGCATTTGATAGGATTGTGTCATGATAAAGAGAACAACAGAAATACCAGCAGTAAAAATAAACTTCATGTCTGAAGAAATTTATGATACTATTGACCCTAGTAACGCAGAGTTATATGCAGTTGAGGTAACTGATAATTTAAGTATACCTTTGTTAACTCCTATGTGGATGGACCATATAGCAGAAGATATTTGCTGGTTGAGAGCAGATACCTTTAGCTGGCAGAGTGGTGATGTTTATAAAGGTGTATACAATTTATTAAAAGACGAATGGGACCACGGAACACCTGGAGAAGCAATTGGTACTGTCAATAATTGGACATATTCGACAGATTTACCTGTTGTAACCGATCTAGGAACCTGGAATGGTGCATATGGAAATGGTACCATTGTATTGGTATGCTATGGCACAAATACTCCAGCAACTACAACAGGGGCCATATCTCAAGATGGTGTGCACTGGGCTACAATGACGATGCCAGCCTCTGCCCCATGGTCTGGGGTTGCTTTTGGTAACAATATGTTTGTTGCTATTGCAGGCAGTTCTCAATCATCATCGGATGTTGCGGCCTACTCATCTGATGGTAGAAACTGGACGGCTACAACATTACCAAGTTCTGCGGGATGGACAGGTATTACTTATGGAAATGGTAAATTTGTAGCTGTTGCTTATGGAAGCAACAAAGCCGCATATTCTACCGATGGTATAAACTGGACAGCTACCACACTTCCAACATCCGCACAATGGTGGAGCGTTGCTTACGGTAATAATAGGTTCGTTGCTGCTGGAGGTGGATCTTACGTATGTGCTTATTCAGACGATGGTATAACCTGGTTAAGTAGCACAGTTCCATCAGCTAACAAATCTGTGTATGCTGTGACATTTGGTGACAACAAATTTGTAGCGGTACATGCACAAGGATCCTGGATTTCTGATGATGGTGCAACGTGGATAGAGCACTCTGCATCCTTAGGATCTGTCCCAATGGGTATAGCATATAGTAATGGTACATATGTTACGGCCTCGTCTGATATTATGTCCACAAATGGTACAAGGTTTTATGCTTCTACAGACGGTGCTACTTGGAATATTATAAAAGATAGTGTTCCATCGCTGTGGGCAGGTTCAGTTTTATTTGCGGCTGGTCGTTTTTTAGTTTTACCATATGTAATAGCAAGTGCAACAAATGGATACTATTATTCATCTAAATATTTAATAGATATACGCACAACGCCAAAGGGATTTAAGATATCTACACCAGAATTACAGGATGAGATAGCAACACTATACAATGAAACCGGCGTAGCCTGGTACTATATTTTAGATACAGAAAACAAACTATTTAAACTGCCTAGAACCAAATTTGGATTTACCGGGCTCCGTACCGGTCCGGGCAATTACGTTGAACCTGGATTACCAAATGGCCGTATTCAATTAAGTAATGAAAGTGGGTCAGTAGACGGATCTATTGCTAGTGGTAGTAACAATTTAGAAAGTACATACACGAAGTTAAGTGATTTCAACCCTATATTTAAAGACAACGCAAATACAGTACAACCTCCAGCCACGGAAATGTACTTATATTTTTACGTTGGTGGAACCGGACTCACGCAGGCCGGGCTACCTAACCAGGCCGGGCATGCAGGTGAAATACTTGTTACAGATGGGGAACGTGCGGATTGGAAACCTAATTATTCACGCAATATAGGTGAAACTATTTTTAGTTTACTTCCGCAAACAGATGCATGTTTGCATTTGCTTGATGGTGCATTACTAGACGGGAATGGGTCTTACGCGGCCTTTGCAACTTATATACAAGGACTAAGTATTGATTACCCAGACTGCTTTACAACAGAAGAAAACTGGCAACAATCTGTGACAACTTATGGTGTATGTGGTAAATTTGTATATGATGCAACTAATAATACAGTCAGGCTACCCAAAGTAACTGGTATTGTCGAAGGTACTTTAACTGTAACAGCACTTGGTGATTTAGTTGAAGCCGGGTTACCGGATCATGACCACTCTGTATCCGCATACGGGCATTATGACGGTGGAAATTCAAGCTTGTTTTATGAAGAAACCGGATCCAACTTGGTAACTTTACAATCAACACTAGCTTCAGTCTCCAATGCAATATACGGAAATTCAACAACAGTACAGCCACAAACAATCAAGGGCTACTATTATATAGTTGTTGCCTCTAGTGTTAAACCTGACTATGTAGTTGATGTAGATCAGGTTATGACAGACCTTGCAGCCAAGGCAGATACAACTTTATTCAGCACAAATGGTTTATATGTAACAACTTACGTAAATGGCACTGAATGGTATAGAGAGTATTTTAGTGATGCTAATAAAACACAGCGCGTTTGGCTTGAACAAGGTGGAGTTGTAACGTTAGTTAATGGCTACGCAACTATAACATTTTTACGTAGTTTTTCAAATACACAATACAATTGTACAGCAACACGAAATTCAGGCACAATTGTTGATCCAACATATAAGTCTGCCGATATAGTTTCTGTAGATTCATATACAACCCTCGGATGCCGGATGTTAGGAAGTGATAACAACGACGGCGCTTTACATGATGTACAAGCATGTTGGGTTGCTAGAGGAATATAGGAGAATTTATGCCAGATATTGACGTTGACCAAATAGGGGAAGCATTAAATAACAAAATGGACCGGGACTTAAATAACAGGTCTACAACTTCCGGGTTACGTAAGTTAGTTGCAAGCTACATAGACGGGACCGAATGGTGTAAAGTATTTGCTGAGATTCAGTCCGACGGTACAACACGACAATGGTGTGAACAGGGCGGTTTTGTTGCCACAGGTGGTACCGTTACTTATTTACAGCCATTTATTGACAATAATTATACAGTTGTTGCTCAAAGTGTTGAAACGTCCACTTATACTACACAATACAGACAAATCTGTCCAAATAGTAAAACAACAACAGGGTTAACCGGAACTAGTGCGCAAGGTGGTAGCCTCTGGTGGTACGCTTGCGGCTATATTTCAGGTACAACTATTAGTGGTTCCACTGCAATAAGCATTGAACCTTCTAATGAAAATACTCCCACGTCTGGGACAGTATCAAATGAAGTTTTACAAAGAATTACAACTTTAGAAAGTGAGGTAGTAAATATGTTAGGAAGACCGGATTATAGTGCTGGAATTGAGGGTACACTAAATGGCTCAGGACTTAATGGACAGACAGGAACATATACCTGCCCTAGTAAAGGTTATTTAAGTATGAATGCGCATGGCAATTCAGATGGTGTTCCAGTAAGAATAAATGGTGTAAAAGTTGCCTTAGTATGGAGTGCTGGAGAAGCAGCAATGTTTCTCCCTGTTTCTCAAGGAGATATCTTATCTAGGGGATCAACATCGGGTGGTGAAAGATTTTATTTTACTTTTTTTCCTGAGGTGACTTTATGATAAAATATGCGCAAATATTGGATGAAGAAACAAAACTTTGTGCAGTAGGTGTAGGCACAAATACGGAATATTACAAATCCATCGGGATGACCGAAATGGATGTGGAACAGGCACAAGATGGTGCCTGGTATATAAAAGGATATGTACCGCAATTACCAAAGGAAGATAAATAAAGGAGATGTTATGATAGGAACCAGATTATATAAAGGTCAGTATACAAGTAAACAATACGCGGACACAGCCGTGTGGTGCAATCAAAATAATGCACATCTTGAAGACAAAGGTACATACTATGAAGTAGTTGAAAATGCACCGTATGTTCCTACGATTCAGGACCAAATTGTTGCTTTGGAAAGCACTATTACAGCACGTAATATCCGTGCAGCTATTCAAGGTGACGAATTTGCATTAAATAAAATTGCAGAAGTAGAAGCACAAATAGAAGAACTTAGAAAACAATTATAATGAAACGCAGAGTTGCATCATACCTTAAGTTAAATAATCGCTTGTACAGGATTAGACGTAAGTTTTACGACCATGATGGCTTATACGTATTTAAGCTATCAGGGGCCGGGCTTCGTACAATTAAGGTAAATTGTGCTCTTACAGATGCAACTATTATAATAAACGGTGTCCAGACCAGATCACTTTCACTTGAGCCTGGTACTGAATATTCCTGGTCTGTTTCTAAGCCGGGGTACAATACAATGTCCGGGTCCGGGATTTTAAATCAGAACTTAACTATAACTATTAATTCCGTTACATTAAATGCTCCGGCAGAAACGTCTACACTCCTTACATCAGAAACCCACGGAGAAATGATTACCGGTACATCCGGCCTACTTTTTGACAATTCAGCTCCAATTTCTTATGTATACTCCGTGTCTAAGGAGGGGTATACAACGTTGACCAGGTCCGGGCAAGCTTCCTCTGATACAACCGTAGATATAGGCTCTTTCCAAATTAATACTGATATTCCGGATACAACCATTGTAATTAACGGTGCAGAGACGAACTCCGTCTTCTTTAACAAGGGAACCCCATTTACATATACGTATTCTATGAGTAAGCCTGGGTTTAGTACTTTCACGGCTATTGGGACAGCCCTGGATACAACAAATATCCAATTAAATGGGCTATCTGTAACATGCTCTGAAAACGATGCTGTTATACAAATCAATAACCAGACAACCTCAGGGGTGTTCTTTGTTAGTGGAACAACGTTTGAATATTCTTACTCTATTACGTTGTTAGGTTCTCCGGTATATACACAGATCGGAAGTACAAATGTCACCGACAGTATATATGTTGATTATAAGGCTATAGCGGTTACTGCTAATGACGCAGTGGTTACTATTACCTCGTTGGGCTCAACTTTTACAGGAGTGGGTTCCGCAACAACAAAATTACCTGTTGGAATAGAATATCTCTGGACAGTATCTCGTAATGGATACACAGGTACTACTGGAAGTGGTACAGCTTTAATAGATTTAACAATTCCTGTTTATGCGGTTACAGGACAAAATGCAACTTTTGATATTAACGGGTCCGGTACTGATGCAATATACATTGTGGACGGCACGACAATTAGTTATACCGCCACGGATACTGGAGTAATAAGCTATACTGGATCTAAAGTAATAAGCGCTGATACAGTGATCACGGCAGGCAGATTAACAGCTGAAATTAGCCCGGTTCCGGATACCGTAAATATAAATGGGACTAACGGCTCAGTAGCTTTGTTGGAAGAAGGTGTTAACTTTAATTATACGATTAATGCAACTAAGTCCGGGTACAAATCTTTTACAAGTACCGGAACAGTAAGCACTACAACAACCGTTACCGGAACTATGGCAATTGATTACCCGTCGTACAGTGTCTCCGGTACAGATAGTACGTCAAATGTGTACACATTGTTCACAACTACTATATCAGATGTTACAGCTGGTAATTATGCTATTACATTGAAAGCCGCGGGATCTGATAGCACTAGTAGTATTTCACCATCAGGTGCTGCGTCTAGTAAATATGCAGGTAGCGGTCGTGGTGGTACAGCAACTTGTACAGTATATTTATATGCAGGTGCTGTTGTAAAAATACAACGTATTGGTGCTAATGCGCCATCAAGAACCGCGGACTCTCGTACATATACAGGCACATGTGGCCACACCGGTTTAGCTTTATATATAGATAACTCTCTTAAACTTGTAGCCGGAGGAGGCGGGGCCGGGTCTGTTAGAACAGGATCTTACACTAGCAGCGGTAACCAAAATTGGTACAGTTTTGCTGGTGGTGGCGGGGGTTACGGAGGAGGTGCTGGTACCTGGGGTGGGTCCGGACTTAACTATGATGGATCATCGGGTAGCAGTAGCTCTCATACCTCTGGAACTCCGTATGGTGGACATGGCGGATCAGGAACGTCTTCAGCAAGCGGAGGTGATCTATCTGCTAAAGGTGGGAATGGATACGTTGCCTCAGACTTTACACAAGGCAGCTCAGGAACACATTACCGGGTAGATTCACTCACCTGTGTGGGTGGTACAGATTGGGGAGCATCCAGTAAGAAAGGAAATAATGCAGGTATAGTAGTAAGTTTTGCGCATAGTAATTAAAAATGGGATCATTATATAAATTAAACAATTGGATTGTAACAGGTGTTGATTATATCACACCTCAGCCGTATGTTATGCCTACGGCCGATTCTGAATTTATCATTTTACAACCGGTAGCTAATGAAAAATGCTACCTATCTCTTACAGATAATATAGCTGTTCCTTCAATTGGCAACTCCATGGAGGTCGTTGCTAAATTTCCCGATTATGGGTTGATTTGTGATGGTACACAAGAAATAACAACGGATATTATCCCAACTGAAAATCATACAATTAAAATCACTGCATATATAGATATTGAAAATGAAACTCCGCAAGTTCTTTTTGGAAACGCGGTTGACAATTCATTAGGTCAATTCATTTTTGCGGTAGCCGGGTCAGGTGAAGATAACATAATATTTACATACGGAACACAAACAGCAACGGGCACTTACGTTTTTATAAAATCAGGTCTTTATACTTTTACAGTTTCCGGACCTAAAGTTTCTATTAATGATGAAATGTTATTTACACACCCTGGTGAATTTGAAACCGCAACATCTCCGTTAAAATTATTTACAGCAGAAGACAGCTCACTTGCAAATTGGTCCGGTGAGGTTCAAGCAGTTTATATTACGAAAAATGATGAGCCTGTCTTAACTGTGCATGCTATAAACCAGAATGGCGTATTAGGCTATCTTGATCAAGATGATCAATTTATTGAAAGTAGCGGATCACCATTCGTATCCTTTACCGGTCCGGACAATTATGATGTTGACGCTTCGTATGAAATGATCATAGATGACGGTGTTAACCGCGCAACTTTGATTATATCAAGAAATCAACTTATCTTTGGTTCGACTACAATAGTGCTAAGATCCGATATTGGAAACACACATACATATACATTAACATTAAAAGACGGAACCAGTGTTCTTTATTATGATAGACAATATGTTGGTGAGTATTCCCTTTCTTCCGTATCTGAAGGTATTGGTAAATATATTGGGTATGTGTCTGGACAGGCTAAGATTAACCCAGTACATATTAAACATTTAAAAGAGTCAAAGAAATGTGTAAGGTATTTCACTCCAGATACAGTTGATTTCATTTTGGAAATAGATGATGTTGACACGTTTGATTCACCAAATAAGAAAACATATACAAAGGAAAGCTTTGTTGCTATCCCAGAAGATAAAAACCCATGGGATCCGGTGGAACTTATTTGTGGCTCCAAAGATAGTGGGACATACGATTTAACAGGATTGGTTTATGCAGCAACAATACAGATGCCGGAGCGCCAGCCCGGACAATCCTACTCCTTTTATTATAGAGTACGTTTCAAATCACAACAGTATAAGTCCGATTTTGCGCACTCATATTTAATATATCGTGTTAAGTCTTTACAGTTAGATGATGAAATTGTAGTACTCCCAGAAAATCCGTCGGACGGGGCAGATTATACCATTACAAATACCGGGTCTATACCTTTATTTGTATATAGGTTCCCATATGAACAAGGGATACGTTTACCGGATATTCCTAAATATAGTACAGTTAGATATACTTACGACAAAGCAACTGATAACTGGTTAGTTGAAATATTGTATAAACAAGCCAAGTTCCTGTTACCATACGATATAAGTAAACCTGTTTTTGAAGCTGTATTCCAGAAAACATTACCTTATGATGGTGAGGTATATACAACCGATTTTGACTCAGGTGAGGCGGCAAACATTATTAATGCAAAGGCTCACGCCGAAGATAATTTTATGCAGTATGTAACTGAACAGCGCAGAAACTTAAGTGTATCTGAATCCGATATTGTAACAGGTAACAAGAGATGGGAAACTGTCTTCGATTTAGATACGTCATTATTCAGAAATACAGCTGAGGAAAGACACGCTTTCCAGTGTATGGTTGAGAACTTGAAAGGCCAAACAATGTATAAAACAATTTATAATTTGGTATATGACTTGACCGGATGTGCACCACGTATTACAGAGTACAAGGACAAGATATTTAACGTTATTTACTCCCATGCTGATTCTTTACAGAAACCGTTATCTGAGTTATATTACTTGGCAGATGATGAGAATGTTAGCATCGTGGCCAACCCAATTATTTTGTACGATCAAAAAGATCGCATGCCAACGTGGCAAATAGACGTTTATGACAGGTATGATACACAATATAATAGAGAAGTTATAAAGAAAGTTATTGACATGTATAAACCTGCATATACAAAAGTAGTTTTGAATTTTTATGATAAAGACGGTGTATTAATTGAAGAACGATACACATATGGTTATGCAAACTATTTAAGGTCAGTTTTTAACAAGTAGGAGTTGAAATGGCAGCAGACTTAATTAAATTAAAGAACTCGAACCCACTGTATAAGTATCCAACTGATGCTGAAAAACTTAATTACAATTTTCAGCAACTTTTGAACGGCAGTGGTAACACATCAATACAGGAAATTATTGAGGCGACTGGGCAAGTTTATCTTGCATCGGCTACGGATCAATTATTCAAGGCAATAACACAGCTTATTGGTACTGCCTTTATGTTTAAGTCTGTTGAACAAGAGCCTACAACCTCCTACACTCTTGTTCCTTACTATAATGGTTATGCAGAACCTGCTACCGTGGTACCTGGAATGCGTGTAACTTTCACGCCTAGTGTAACAAACACAGGTACACCTAAGGTTAGATTTAGTACAATGCTGGACACATATACTTATCCAGTATTAAAAGATAACCAAGAAATACAACCTAATGTATTATACCCGGGTGTATTATACGATATGGTTTTTGTTAAAGGGGATTCAGCATTAGGAACAGAAGATCACTGGAACATTACCAGTTCCTCTGCAGCCAACGGTGAGAGTGATACAGCTCTTATGGACACATTATTAACTCAGGTACGTAACCTTGTTACCGCAGCCGGTATTGCATATACATCAACAGATTATACTTCACTTACCCGGGCCGTGTCCCAGTTTATTGGTAATGCATTTTACGACAACGCATATATTGCATCAGAAAATGCCTATCAATTAACTGCCTTTGGTTCCATCCCTCCTATTAGTTCTTATACAAATGGCACAATGTTAGCATTTTTACCTAGTGCCACAAATATTGCAACGGATCCCAGGATAAGGGTAGGCGAATTAGAGAACGTAATAGTTTATAATCTTGATGGTTCTTCTTTAGCACCAGGTACATTAAACACAAAATCAATTGCCCTTGTGCGCTATTTAGATGGGCAATTTCTTCTTATTAATACAGCGCAATCACAATTGTCCTTAACATCGGGGGTAACTGTAAATAATATATCTAATGACGCTTCATTAGCAGGTAATTCTGAATCCACCTTATTAACAGAGCAAGCCATAAAGACGTACGTGGACTTGAAAGTACAAAGCTCTCAAGAAAACGTATTGCTTGGTGGCAAAATTGATTCTGAAGGAAATGCAGATGCGTTACATCAATTTAATACACACTGCTTTGAAATTATAACAGATACAGAACCAAACGGTAACTACTCATATTCAAACGTAACTCCGGCTGAGCCCTCAAAGGTAGATGTGTCCGAAGGTAGTGATACAGCAATTAATGCTGTAGCTAACGTACAAAATGTTGAGCCAGATACAGATACAGAAAACCCAAGATGCTCAACATTATACTGGTCTTGTACAAAACCTGTTGTTACTGGTGCACCTGCCGGAGGTTTTGCAATTGACGGGTGTAAACGTGTTTATGATGTTACCGGTAATAGGGTTGAACGTGTTGTGAATGATGGTGTAAATCCAATTGGAACACCCTATGTACTTGAGTCCGGATATACACCAAGTTATTACCAAGTTACATTAAAGGAATCGACGACAGTTGGAAATGCATCAGAATTTTACCCAGGTTTATTAAAACTTAAGCATACAAGAGAAGATACAACTCCTGCAGAAATAAAACTTCAGACCTCTTTAAATGGTACAGACTGGTACGATGTTGTAGATGAATCCTCTGAATTTGATGACAGTCACACTGTAATAAGATACAGATGGACCGCGGTTGAAACCGGACTTTATTATTATACAGAAAGTGCGACTCCCCAAAGATATTCTGAATCTCTAGATCCGGACGAGTATACATTATATACGGATCCATACCTTATTAATGATTCCGGATATGTCGTTACTGATTATATTGATGTTAGTGCAAGTAACTACAAATTTACAGCATCAGATGGTACAAATACAATTACCTGTGGGAGCTGCACAGCTGAAACAGTAGTTGATCCTATTTTCAATATTTCTTATGATTATGGTAACTTAGCCGACATAGAATTAGATGAGGATAATTACAAAAAGATTACAGTTCCGTTTGCATTATGGAACAGAATTGAAAACGAAAACGCGCAAGTGTACAAAAATTCAGATCTAGTAACACTGTTAGAAGGTGCCAATCAACTACATATGCGTGTGGTTGCTACCTATTTCCCACATCAGGAATACACACCAGAACAAGCAGCTGCCGGATACGATGTATTTCAAGGATCTTTAACGGACCCGGAAACTAGTGTTACAACATATACAGATCGTACCACATGGGAAATAGCAAACATTAAATTTTTCAAAAAGATAAGCAAGGTTCCTGCCTTTTCTATGGCGTACCCTTCTAAGAACCTGGAGATTTTAAATAAACAATTAACATACTCCGCATACCAACAGAAGTATGTTCAAACATCTCCAGATGTGTATGAGGCTTTAAACGAAGTTGAACTTCTGGACTTAGGTGCAACAACTACTTTAGTTCTTTACAAAGAATATATGTCAGAAGTTGTTGTAGGCGTTCCTGAAAACTTAGTTTATGTACAAAGCTATGCTCCGACAGCCAACGCTTTGAACGAAGGTGCTCTCTGGTTTAATCTTGGAGTAAGCATTGACAAAGTACACATTTGTAAAGAAATTGGAAGTGATACCGGTATATATGATTGGGAGCCTACAGACTGCATCTTGTTAGGTAAGGTTACACTTAATAGGGTCACATCCGGTGCAACTTTTGAGGATGCAATTTTATCGGACCTGATTTCATACAGATATGGTAATGAATACACTGTACATTCTCCAATCACAGGTTTGACCAGTCAAAGTGAAACTATACACCATAATTTTGGGTTTGATGTAACAACGGATTGTTACTTAAAATGTATAGTTCCGGAATTAGGATATGCGCATGGCGATTATGTAGCATTATCACCCGGCAGATTCGAGAACTCAACCCTGACTCCGAGTACAAGTACAGTTATTATAGACGGCACGTCTTATACGTTCTTAACATCGGCTACCACCATAGATAATGAGGTTTCATATTTTGATGTGGTAGATAACTCAACAGATGTTCTCGTAAGGTATTCAAATTTACAAGTATTAAATAAAACAACTAACACATATCAGCCAATAACAGCGGATCATTGGGACTTATGTGTATTTATAAATAAGGATTAATCATGGAAGGGACATATTTTTTCAGCGGTATAACAGTAGAGTCAGATGACTTAAATAATGTACAGGACGTTCTATCTAAACAAATTAAAGAACGCGCCCTAGACTTCTTCTCAAAAGGTATTTTGGGAAAGACGTCAGATGTTTATGTGGTAAATGGTTTAAAAAATACTATTAACATTCAGCCGTTTACGGCATTGACTCCTGCGGGTGAAAGAGTTAAAGTATACAAAACAATTAAGTCCCTAGCTTTAGACATCCGCAACCAAGAAACCGAACACAGATTGTCCCAACAAGGTGAGATTCCAGACGAATATTTTGGCTGGACACCTAATATTTATTATGATATTTATGTAAACTATATCGAAGCTTACGGGTCACCAAGAGCACATATTACCAGCGGTGAATTTTATCCTACTAGAATAAACCCGGGCTTTGAATTTTACGCATTACGTTCTGAAGACCCAGTTGTTAATGCTGAAGGTGAACCTTACCTTGTTAAAATTGCACAAGTATTTTATGATGGGCAAGCTTTACAAATTTATACAGTAGGTAACATGGATGTTTCAACAATCGAAGGTAGCAAAATTAAAACTACACCTACTACAACAAAGACAACCTATTATGCACCTACATATAATCCTACAACTTTACAAGATCACGTTATGTGTATCGGGTCAGGTACACCAACTGAAAAGAACCCACATGGCTTGAGTTTATCAGACTTTGGTGCAGACGCTTCTTCAGTCCATGATCACGAACGCACATTGCATAGTTCTGGTATTATTGCAGATAGGTCCAGCACAGAATCAGCGTTGTTTATTCAATTAAACCACAGAACATTAAACGGCGAAACCGACTCATTAATCATTTATAACTTTACAGAAGGTGAATTCGTTCAACATCGTGGTAATCATGCAAACTATATTTATAAAGAACCGGCAGCAAACACATACACAAAATTCGAGCTTGTGTTTAGGTCCGGGTCTTACGGGACAGGCACGGCTCTTGCAGACGGTACATATATTATCGGTGTTGATGTTGTAAATAAAACATTAGTTGGTGGTTTTATCCCAACCGTTAACGGCACTAGCACATCACAAATTATAACTGTTTATACACTTAATACAGATGATGCACGTGGAGAAGAAGTAGGTCAAATAACGACCATGAGTATAGAAGATTACAATCTTCAAAATTACTTTAATCTTGCCAAGTTTGAATTCCGTCAAATTAAAGAAGCTACAACAATCCAGGCAGATGTTGAGTCAAACTTCCTTACCAAAGTTGACTTAAGACTCTTTGGTTCTGTAACTGCAGATAATTTACAAACAAGCAAATATACAACAAATGAAGTATATGGTGGTGTAGCCAGAACAGAAGATATGCTTGATTACAGCAAATATCTAGTTAAAGTAAAAACACTTACATTGGCGAGTGGTGTTGTATTAGATGGATCATCCGTATTACCAATGGGGTATATGTCCGGGTTTAAGATTACAAGGTTAGATGATACCAGACTCCTTATTGGTCCGGGTGCATGCCGTGATGCATCAAATAGCATGGACTTAAAACTAAACACTGCAATAACAAAAACATTTACGTCACCTTGGTTGCCGGGTGGTTTCTCTGCAGCCACTACAGGTGGATTAGTTCCAGATATTTTACCGGAAAATATGGCATATCGTGATTACCATATTTTTGTAATAGGCCGTGGTAGCGATGGCGCGGTAGATGTTGCTTTTGATACAGACCCATCCGGGTATAACATTTTATTAGGTACATCTACAACAGCCATACAAGGTTATACATTTGTAAGACGTGTTGGTTCTTTCTATACAGTGAAGAATTCAACAGATAACGTTGTATTAACACAATTTACAACCATACCTACAGGTTCAACGTTAAAAGTTATAATGCCAAATTATAACTTAGAATTTGGTGCTGCTACTTATGCGGCACGCACGGTCATACCTGCTGGTATCCCGGTAATCGGGCATTTCACATATCGTGACTTAAGGTCAACATTTGGGCTACACTCTTCAATGGAAACTCGCACCGTGTATTATGTCAGTGGTAGTGGTTTAGTAGATATTTTATTAAATAACGGAACACTATATATTGATAAGAACCTTAACGCAGATGATTCAGTTTTATATAACGTCGGTATGTTGAAATTAACAACAGGAGCAGCTAGTGTTTCTACAGGCACTACAACATTGGTCCAAGCAGGTCCGGCTCAATCGGTATTAAGAAACGTCACAGATCACGTTGACGTTGTTAAGTCCGGGACCGACTTTGTTGCAACTAGGATGAATGGTGTTGGTGAAGTAATAAGCTGCATTGGCTATACAGATTTACGTGGAGAATAAGATGAAGCATATTGAATTTAAAAGTGGTTTTGTACTTGATGGCACAGAATTAAATGATATACAATCGTTCTTAGGTGAGGGTATTCGTAATATTTTAACGGATCTTACTCACCCGGGCGTGCTGGATAAAATATCATCTGAAAAAATTATATATACAGGCTCCACGGATACTTTAGGTATTTACTATTTTACAGCATACGATAAATATGGTAACCGCATTGTGATCCCACATGCTATTACGGCAAACCAGCCCTCTATTACCGGACTCCGCCCGGACTTTACCAAAAACGCATTGCTTACAGACTTAAGCACAACTAATTTTAGACGTAACCGTGTCTACTATGTTGTTGTTAGATATAAAGAGAGTCCGGACACGAGTATACCGGTAGTTAACGTTATAACAAAAGAACGCGGTTATCCTTATATGACCCCCGGGTATGAGTTCTATCTAAGACTTACTGAAACACAAATAAATGATGATAGAGAAGACGCGGATGATGTTGATGTTCTACCTGTTATTGACGGTGATATTATACTTGCTAAAATTACAATTGATAGATGGGGAAATATAACTCCAGATGAATCAGTCAGAGAACGCGCATACGTTGCTGCAGAAAGCGTGGCGGGCGTTGTTACTAATATTACGGCATCCAACTACGGAGAAACACAATCCTTTGAAGATCATATTAATGCAATAGGGTCCGGTACAGTGACTTCAACCAATATTCATGGTTTAAGTGCAGAAGACCTAGGTATTGATATTGGTGCAACAGGTAATCACCAAAAATTATTACACGTAAACGGCATACGCACGGACAGTTTAAATTCAACCAAATCAGCATTTTATCCTTATTACCTAGATGAAAGTGCCACTGACCGCGCAACTGTTTATATTGCGCCGTTAAGTTTAAAATACAATGAGTGCTGTGTTATTGGCGGAACTTCTTTCTTTCCAGCTTCATTTTCAAACGAATATACATATTCATTTGAAGGGCGTAACTCAGATTCTTATGCAGGCTATTATTTATATTATGTAGATGCCAATGCAATTTCAATACAGGTACTGGGTCCGGTTTCTTCTGAGAAAGATTCTAACTTTACTGCAATCATGAAGGATCCTTCAAAGCTCCCGATTTGTTCATTAAAATGGGGTGTGGTTACATATAGTACAGAAGCCGGGCAATTATCTAACTGGGGTATTATACCGGGTACATTCAAAGATCAAAGACGTTTCTTTAACATGTCAACCAAGATCATTCGCCCGGACGAAATATTCTCAATAACACAATTTGCACCACTTGTAAATGATAATTGTTACTTACACAACGCCAGGATCGTTGGAACACATAATTATGGTAGTTTTAACGTAAGCGGTAAACGTTTAACAATGGTGATTGACGGTGATATGACTGCTCCGGTAACATTAACCTTTACAACTAATGATCCAAACCAAATTGTAGAAGAAATAATTGCAGCAGCTACAGTACAAGATGATGTAACAGGTCAGTATTATATAAAGGCGTATCCATATTTAACACCAGACGGTTACTTAGCTATATCAGCTGCGACGTCAATTTGTTTGATGAGTCCGGATGCTCAAGACACCACAGCGAACTCAGCCGCAGATGAACTTGGGTTCGTGGATCAATTAAACATTGTATATGCCTATCCAAATATCCAGATTATGATTTACACTGGTGATCGTAACGGTTACATAGACTTTACTTATGAGAAGCCGTTGAACATGTTTGATCAAGGCAACCTGACACGCATTGATTACTATTTAGGTGGTGGCGTACATAGGTATAATACATTTACATACGATCCGGAAACGAATCTTGTAACTAGAGTTGAGGAGGCTTACGAATGATAGCCTATATCTTATCTAAATTAAATGTTATCAAGAACCGTGTTCTTCGCATCTCGAATAACATGTACCATGACTTATATGGTGACGGAAGCTTAGGTGACATTTATTATGGTTCAGATAGTACAGCACCAAATGCGTTACTTCCTGCAGATTACACACAAATCTTAAACAGTGAAGGTTACTGGGCGCAGACAAATACCAGTGCAATCCGGGACAAGTCTTTTAAGACAACTTGGCACCCAACAAATACAGTAGAGGCCTTGCATTACTTACCAACAGGAAGATTATATTATAATAACCTTTGGATTGGTCCTAAAACAATGCTTGCAGCCAGAAGCGACCTGGCTATAATCTTTGTAAAAGATACTTTAACATTAGAGCAAAGCTGGATCAGCAGTAACAGCACACATACAATATCAGCGCGTACAACATATAATAGCATAACCGCATTGCCAAAATTAAAATCAATGGTTGAATCAAGTGTTATTATACAAACACCTGAATTCATATATACCGGAGCAAATGGTAGCGGTGGTAGTATTTTTGTGTATTATAATACAGCTAAAGTAGGCCCGGACTTGCTCAGATTAAAAGACGCAAACAGTATTAAAGCATATCTCTCTGCACCGGGTGGTAGTACTGATACTTCCTCCGGTGGCTGTCTCATAGTATGTGCTAAAAACATCAGGATTGTAGATCCTGAAACATTACCAAGTCCAGCTATAGAAGCTATTGGTGGCACAGGAAATAATATAGATAAACCCGGTATAACTTTTGAAACACGCTGCACACCAATAGGAGGTTAATATGTTAGGATCAATTATAAACTTATTAAACGCATCAGATAGAACATCAACTGTATTAGGTGGATTTACCCTTGCCTCCAATGGTGTCTCTATGTTTGGTCCGGGCCGGGGTACAAATAGCACTGTAACAGTGTCCGGACTACGGAAATTAACAGATCTGGCTAATATTGAAACAAATTCTAATGGAACTGCCCTTACAGCTGGGAACTTAAATTTTACAAATCTTACTGTAGATGGAACTCTTGTTTTTAATAGTAGAAACTATAATGCAACTGATGGGTTTCAGCCTGCAGCTATTACGGATACCTACCCGCTTATTTTAAGATGTTCAAACAAATTAACAATTACAAGCAACGGGCATATTTCTGCAGACGGGCAAGGTAGTATTAACCGTTGGGGAAGCGGGCGTATTGATGAACAAATAATATGTCCTATTCCGGTAAAAGATGTTATAACACAATCTCTTGGATACTCTGCGTCTTCACAAATGTTTGACAGATTAATACCGTATGGTTCACAGCTAGGATTTCTCGATCAGAAAACATATTTATGTGGTGCAGCTGGTTACCACTATCACTACTATAAACATAACAGATGGTCGCATCATCATACGCATGGTAGCTCATATAGCTTTAACTCCTGTGGTGACTATGACTATTGCCCCTCTAACTATGGGGGTAGAAGGTCAAGGATGTCCGGACCTGCTGGCGGTTTTGTAGCTTTATACTTCTCCCATTTAATTATAGATGGTAAAGAATATGGAGTTGACCCGGACTGTGATATAAGTGTTATACAGGCAAATGGTGTCTACCCTGCACAAGCGTGGGATGGTCCAACAAAAGGTGGCGGTATGATTATTATTGCAGCTAAAACAATTGAAATCAGCACGCGCAATAGTGGATCCAACACAATAAATAAAGGAGCTATAACAGCGAATGGGGCTATCACCAACGATGAATCCTTTACAAGTAACGTAAAACAATGGCGCTGGTCAATTATGAATAACTACCCACAACTTTGCATGGGACAGACTGGTTGGTATATTGCAAAAATACAAGACCAGTATAAATATATCTGGGGTGTTTTACCAGGCGATGGGGACATTGATGAAGCACAACCATTCTACTATTTTGATAAAGGAATGGGTGAATACGGAGAAGTTAGTACATTGTCCGGGTATTCATCTAGTCCGGAACACTACACATCAAGTTCACGCTGGGCTGGTGGCGCAGGGATTGCATTAGGATTTAAAATAAGGGAAGATTAATGAAAGAGTTATTTTGTAAAATTATAAAACTTATAACCTCTTTATTTTCCGATCTTTGTTCATTCAGGAACAAAGTAACAGTTTTTGTTTGTGTATTGATGACCGTTGTCATCATACAAAACAAGGGTGATAGTTCAGTGATTTTAGCTGCTTTAGGTGTATTAGACTCGTATCTGATCTATTACCTACATAACCGCAAAAAACATGATCCCAAATAAAACAGCTCCAACGGTATTAACCGTTGGTAGCTGTTTTAGATTTCTTCTTTGTTACTTTCTTAGCTGGCTTTTTAGCCGGGATTTTCTTTTCAACAGGTTTCACATCTTTCTTGATTTCAAGTGCATTCATTAACAATTCAAGATCTTCTGGAACACTTAAATTCAAGCCTTTTTTCTGTGCGGCCGTAATAGCGTTCAATACCTTTGTTGCAACTTCTAAGTTTGCACCAATAGGCAAATTAACAATCACAGTTTTCTTGGCTAGTTCGGCTGCTTTTTTCTCTTTCCTAGTCTCTTCATCGACGTCGATTTGTTTAAAGATCGGCTTCTGTTCACCTGTTTCCCTATCAATAGTGTAGGGAACTTGTACTTCTCTTAAGGCTCTTTTATATGCTGGTTCACCCATATTATTCTCCTTTTAATTTTATATCAGACGGAAATACAGGCAGTTCAATTACACCACCTTTATCAATAGTGTACAAGATATTGATGTATTTTGCGTTGATACTACAAATTGTGCCTACCACACCTTTCATCGGGCCACATACAACTTCGATTAAGTCGCCCAATGCAAAGCGTGTTTTTAACGGCTTTTGTTTAACTACATTATTCGTAAAAATACTTCCTTGTTCATCAATCTTGCGTATATCATCTGTAGTTATTGTTGCATAAGTTCCGTCGGGATTACGTAAAAAGTACCCGTACATTTTTGCAGATTCCATACGCCTAATTATAGTGTCTAACTGCTTCTCTTCTTCACAGTAAATAAATATATAAAACGGATATACCGGTTTAGTTGTTAACTTATTAACATGATATTCTTCATTGCGCATCATTATTGGAACAAACATGCCACAGCCTTTAGGCATACAGTGTTTAACCATACGTTTGGCTGTTGCAACTGTGTTTTCATATTCTGAAAATAATATATACCATCGTTTCATAATCACTCCACAAAAAGTAAATATCCCATTATAACACCAACTACAAAACCAGAGACACCCGCGACTAAAGTTAACATTATTACCTCTTTATAAAATAAGTGGTTTTGGTTACAGAACCACAAAAATCGTAATTATTTTTTGAACACAATTCAGTTGCGATACGTTTGTCTGCTGTGATACCTTCAATAAAATAACCAACGACTATACCTAGAAAGAATATCATTAGCAACATGAGAATACCACATACTTTTGTACCGAAATCCAGTTCTTTTTCTTCTTCGGTTTCCGTGTAATTTATACTACTTTGATTACTCAAATAAGAATTTGTTTTGTTCTTTCCACTCATTAAAGTCTCCTTCGTATGGTAATTTAATATGCTCACCGTAGTTGCGTCCTACTTCCATTTCTGTCCACATCCAACAATTATTTAAACCCGGGAACTCATCATTATTGAAACGGCGGCATGTCTTCTCATGATAAAAATCTCTGAGCCACTCCAACTTATCCTTAGGACAGTACATAACTATAGAGTCATGCACGGTTAGTACAGGTAATATACCGTTCTTTAATAAGTCCGGGTACATAGTTACCATCTCATATAGTTGAATATCTGATGCAGTTGATTGGATGGTAAAATTCTGTGCTTGTCTATCTGATGAAGATTCTTTAAATTTATCTGTATATACTTTATATTTATGTCTTCTACGTCCGAAGGGTGTTTCCAGGAACCCTTTAGTCTTAAAGGCGCGGATAGAATCACGTAAAAACCGAGCACAACCCGGGTACGTCTTCTTCCACTGCTCAATATACTTGTCACCCTGTGATGCTGAAATCTTTACACCTTCTGGTTCCAATATACCTACAAGCCCGGGCCCGGACACACCATAGGCCGTACCAAATGAAATTCTCTTAGCAATCTTACGTTCTTCATCGGACACTTCTTCCAGTTTCTTTTTGAATACCCCTGCGGCTGTTTCCCTATGTAAGTCACGTTTATGCTCAAAAATATCAATCATACGTTTATCGTTACCCATCCAGGCCAAAACGTGTAATTCAGCAGCTGACTGGTCTACGTTCACACAGAGATAATCTTTGCTTGGTGGAATAAACATAGGCTTCATATCACCCGGGAAGTTTTGAAGATTGGGCGATCTGGATGCCAGGCGCGACGTCTTAGTACCATAAAGCAAGAACTGAGTATGTAGCTTATCATCGGCATCCATCATGTCCATAATACCTGATAGATACGTGCTTTCCAATTTCTTTAATTTCTTATATTCAAGTAAAACTTTTGCTGCTTTATTATGTTTAGCTATCTTTGTTAAAATGGTTGAGTCTAATGCCACACCGGTAGCTGTTGTCTTATCCAGCTTCTCTTTATAATAATCACGGAACAACACAACAAGCTGCTGTACTGAGTTCATATTTAAGAAGTACGGCATTGTGGCGTCTTCTCCTCTACTGGCCTTAATCTGGTCTTCTACGACTTTTTGCTCAGCCGGAGAATCAACAACATATACATTAGGCACAACCGGACTAATAATATCTGAAAATTGTAGTTTTAAGTCCTTCATCCGGACCAGGTATTCATCTCGAGTCTTTTTAACCCATTCCTTATCAATATTTGAACCTCTAAATTCCATATCACAGAGCATACGCTGTGCCGGCATGATATGGTTCTCAAAAAGCTTAACACGTTGCGGTTCTTTATATATAATGTCCTTAAATTTATGATATAACTGTAATGTTACATCTGCGTCGCCAGCGTTGTAAGGTAACAAGACTTCAATCGGTATGTTTGCCCAAGAAGTCTGACTTGATGTTAAATATTTATCCTTTTCTTTTTTATAGCCGCCGTCTTCTGTATATAATTCCGATAACTCATCTAAACCATGGCCGCGCTCTTCATCTTCCATATGGTGCATTAAAATTGTGTCCCAGGCATAATTATTAACCATAATACCTTTACCACGGAGTCTGTTTATATCGTACGATCCATTATGTGCTCCCTTGGGCACGGGGCTTTCCATTATGGCCTTAATACAGCTCATAACTTCGTCGTGTTTATCGCCCCAGTGCCGTTTGAGAGGAGGGTTTTTATCGAGTAAACTTGTAAAATAACTTTTAATCTTTGCGGGTGTTTCTAAAGCTTTGACTTCGTCGGTTAAATATAGCGGAGCCTCCGTGGCCAGCTTGGCCCGGACCTCGTCTGCTGTAACTTTGCGTTTTTTAGTTGTAACTGTTTCTTTGTGTGTCTTAGCACTCACTTTCTTTATTGTTTCTTCTATAGTTGATCCACAATATTCAATAATATCTTCAAGCTTCTTACTAAGATCTAAGTCTTTCTCGTAAATTGGTATTACAACACCGGTATCTTTCTTCCATGAAAACGCAATAGACAATAGCTTATAGTTAAAGAGCCCGGACCCGTGTGTTTCAATATCGAATGCAAATGTATCAACTGTCTCCATGCGTTTAACCAATTTATGTATCATATCAACACTGTCTGTTAGGAGCATGTAATCTTTCTTTGACTTTGTCGTTGTTATTTTATTATTCAAAAATAAGCTTAAGGTATAAAAATCTCTACGTATAATCGGGTCAAACTTAGATGAAGCTAAGGCAGCCAAAGGATTGTATGTAGTAAGCATTGGTATGTTGTAATCCGGGTGTGTTAAGATCTTACCGCGTTCACCGGAAAATTTAAGTTTGGGGAAGAAGGCCCTAAATACCTTCTCCCCAAACAGAACAACTATTTCGGGATTTATATTTATAATCTCTTCTTCGAGATAAATCTTACATCTATCAATATATTCTTTTTTAATTGTACCGTCTTGCTGGTTTGCGCCTACAGGTCTGCATTTTACAAGTGTTGTAGCATATATACAGTTTAGCGGAATTGAATTTGCAGACAAAAACTTGGTAAGCTCTTGTCCTAAATTTCCTGTAAAGGGTCTGCCCAATTGCATGTCTGTGTTGTGTGGGAAATCACCAATAATCATAACCCGGGCTGAGTTCTGTCCGTGAAGGAAAAACTCACCTTGTATAGCACAAGGTTTACCGGCACAACCTAATTCACAATTGGTACAATTAAAAAACATATTATTTTAACTCTCCAAACAAATCTGTCATAGTTTTACATTCTGCTGTTGCCATCTATACCTCTACCACAGGTGCCTAAACCCGGACAATCATCGCCACATTCCATAATATCGTTAAAGTAAGTATCAATATATACTTTAACTTTTTCTAAAATTTTTTCTCTGTCTTCTATATTATCAAATGTAAATCGCCTATTAGCACGATGTTCTTGTTTATTATAAACTACAAATTCATAATTACCAGGATTACCACAACCTGTATGGAAAAGTATAAATTTATTTTTATATTGTAAGCAATGACTTGACATAATTATTTAACATTCACTTCAATTAAAGGACATTTTGGGTGTCTTTTACCCTTTTCTTCATTTCTGTAATCATTAATATTTTCCATCGTTATTGCACATCTATGACAAACAGCTGCCAAATCTCCAAATGCTATTGGACAGTTATAACAACTCTTTGGCATTTCCAGATCTTTTATTGTTACCATGTTATTTAACCTCCACTTCCTTAAAGACAAAATTTCTGTCTTTTAAATGTTTATTTCCTCACACATTTCTTTCATAAGCTATTTAATACCTCTTCCCCACCTTGTTTAACAATTTTACCGTCTTCAAAAACAAAAACGGCAGGTATATGATCGACGTTTAATTTTGTTACAGCGTCGAATTCGTCTGCATCTGCTGTACAAAACTTAAAGTACGGATATTTACTTTCCGCGGCGATAAATTGTGGTTTAAATACAGAACATTTACCACACCATTTAGCACCAACATCTAAAATAACTTTCCCTTTATATTTTAATATTTCTTCATCGTAATTTGCGTCTGTTATCTGAATCATAATTTCTCCAAAATGTTGTTCAATGTGGTACCGGTTATTGGGCTATTACAAACAGGACAGATTTGCATTCCTTGTAGCAAGGTCATATACTGCTGTTTATAAGCCGATTTTTCCTTTTCTATATCCTGTAATTGCTTATGGATATTCAGGTAATTAGCCTTTAACGCTGTATACTTCTGATGTAAAGCTGATACTGTAAGAAACTTCTTAATAGTCTCATTACCGGCACCTATATTTAGTATACAAAGTTTTTCACGCTTTTTACACATGTTTTTGTACTTTTCATATAGGTCCGAATACCGTGTTGATAAATTGTGGACCTTAAGCGCCTGTTGGACCTGGGCCTGGGCTGCTTTAATATCAATACTAGCTACTTGTTTTTTTCTGGCGTACAAAGAATGAAAGGCGGTTTCTAGAGCATTTTTCTTAATATTCATCGTAGAAATAATCACATAATGTTTTACTCTGTCTATAGCGCTATTAACGTCCAATGCTTCAAATTCGGCTTTCCGTTTGATTAACTTATTCCATGCTGTCTTGAATTTAAGGAATTTATCCATAAGTATATGTATCTTATCCAGCTCAGCCTTCAAAGCAGCCAAATTATCCATTTGCTCTGCAAGGTACTTATTAAGTCCATGTAAATGGTCAATATTCTTACGTAAAACGCTTGCTGTGTTATTTTTGATGTCCAGTAGGGCTTCGGTCTCTTTAATGCGATTATCGCGATCCTTGGCCAAATTTACCGCATCTTTTGCAGCTAAGTCAACTGCGTTGGTCCCGGCAAGGGTGTTTAAAAACTTCACTTTAGCTGTATCAGGTACGGTTAGTAAGAAAGGCGCGTCCATTTGATTGGCAAAGTTAATGTTAATCTGCGTGTTTGCATCTAATTCAATAGGACTTATATTTAGCACCTTCTCAACTGCTTCAGGCACACTAACACCAACGTCTTCGAATGAAGTGTCTCCTAATTTGTAGGAGTTAGATTTTTTTCCTTTGGTGCGTATGACTGTCCCGGACTCTGTCTCAATAGTAATTGTGTATGCTTTACCATTAGGTAGCCTGACAGGGGTTAGCCCGGGTATGTTATTATAGGCTGTGGCAGACACAGCTCTCAATATAGAACTTTTACCGTTGCCACTAGGTCCGGATATAATGTTTAGACCCGGACCCAGCGGTAATGAGGTATCCACATGGCTTTGGAAATCTTGCAGTCTAATGCTTTTGAGCATCTTTTGCGATCTCCTCTTTTATTGCGGATGTTATCTTGCTATTGCGTTCTTTAAGATCATTTAATCCTTCTTCAAGCTTGTCGGCAGTATACTTGTTAATATATTCTTTATTTAATTTTGCTGCTTCCATAATTTTATTCTTTTCCATCAAACCAACAACACCGTCTAGGCGTTGTTCTACCGACTTCTTTAAGTAAGCCTTGTACTCATCTAACGACATTGGTTCAATTACATCGTGAAACAAGGTTGTTACGTAGGCATAATGCTGGTCCTTATTTTCAAATACGAGTTGTACTTTACCATGCTTTTCCCATATAGCATCTACAGACTTAAGCATGCTCTCTAATGTTGGCTTCGTTTCTAGTTTATCAATTGCTGCAAAGGCAATACGTTTGCGTTCGTCTAAGTATTCTTTCGTTAACACTTCTTGTTTTACACTTTTTACACCTACAATCTTTTCCATATTTGCTCCTAGCAAGTTATTTCTTGTACAATCTTTATTAACTCATCCCGACTTTCTGTAACAGATAAGTCATAGCGTTCTCTGAACGGATCAAAAATACCACAAGGTGTTTGTTCCAGAGTTATACAATTATCACAAGGTTCTGCTGTAAGAATTAATATTTCTCTGCCTGTATTATATTCAAAATCAACTGTACCCATAGGGGTAGCTACGACCTTGAACCCAGTAAGCTTTTCACCGTTCAGTATTTTAAGTAATTTATATGCATTAGCAGATACTGTTGGTGAAATCGCTTCCTCGTCAGATGACTTATTGATATTATGTTTATTTATAATAGCTCTAAGCTCTTTCTCAGTTACCATTATTTGTCGCCTCCCATAATTTTAAATCTTCCTCGTAGGTATTACCTACACCTTTGGTAAGACGTAATCTGTTGTATTCAGCTATTAGTAGTGCATCACCGTCTGCGGGAGCTTTAATTATGGCGTTCGGAAATAACTTCTGTGCCATAGCCTTGCCCTCAATCTTTAGCTGTTTATTACGCTCACCTGGTTTGGAATGTTTTTTTGTTCCATCCGGATTCTTTAATACTAAAGCTTCCGGGAAGAAATACTTTTGATATGTTCTTGAATCAACATAACTAAATGGCAGCTCTAATGTGCGAAATACATGAATTGCATAAGCCCAAGCCATACCAGCTGAGATAGATGACTGTATTTGCCAATTATTAGCTATATTAACCATGGGTCTTTCAAGAAAACACTCACACTCTGAGAACACACTAATATGACTTACGAGTAAGCGTTTAAGAGCAGTCATATCTATTAATGTGTAATGCCCATGTTTTGTTACCGTCTTTTTTTCTCCTTTTTTGTTTTTAACAATCTTGTTGTTTTTGTCCCTTACAAATTTAACCTCTGGCTTCTTCCACATTGGTTCTTTGATTGTAGGAACGTTTCCATAATAAATTAGTTTCCCACTATAGGACAGGATTGCGATGTCGCCTCCTATCCCGTTATCCATTCCTATAATTAGTTTTTCACTCATTTAAAATCCTATATCAACATATTATGTGCAAATGTAAACTGTTTCATCTCCGGAAGGAAATGTCTGTGTTGAATAGTCATCCCCAACGTAGAAAGAACAGACGTCTCATGCTCATCTAATTTATCTAAGCATAAGTTGTAGCCCGGATATTTGGCACGGATACCTTCCATGTTCGCGTCCCAAAATCTCTTAGCAAGAGCCCGGGCATACAACAAGGTGAATGTTTCTTGTTTTTCCACCTTAAATTTGATGTTTGGGATCAACTGACTAAACTGATTCCAATCCTTATGCATTACATACTCGGATTTTGCCTTCCCTGTATGTATTGCAACATCTTCATTTTTGACTACCTCTCTGATTGTATCATGTGATACAATAAGTTGAGGATCTGCACGTAACACCTTAAAACCGTTAAAGACAGCTTCCATAGTGGAGGCATGTTCGGCTAAGTGTGTTGTTATATTCAAATCTTTTATAACATTGATTGTCTTCGCAGGCACTAAATATGAACCAAAAATCTTCAAACTTTTAGCAATATCGTGTGCAACTTCTTTGGTCAAGTGTTGTGCAAACACGGCGTCAATCAGTGCCGGTGTTACCTTATCATAATCAACCATAATAGCACAGCTGGTAACCGGACCTGCTATTTTTGTTTCCCCATAATGCCCAACGCCAATAAATAATAGGCGTCCTTGTTGAGCATCGCGTTCATATGATGTTAATTCCATCTTAACTTTCCTTTGTTAAAACTGAAAATCCTTTCGAATCTAATGCGACATTCGTGACTGAGTCTGCTAATTCTTTCAACTCTGAGTCATGTGTTACGGCAATAACTTGAATGCCGTAAGCCTTTGAAACTTGTTTAAGAAAATCTACCGCACGCAATCTATAAGGATGTGCTGAAGTTAAGGAGGAAGATAAGAAACGTAAAGGCTCATCTAAAAATAATACTCTGCGTTTATTGGGTGCGTACAGCAAGAGGCCTGCTATCCTTAATCCGAGGGCTATAACGTCGACTTTACCACCTCCTTCCGCCGTAATCGGATCAATAAGAACCTCTTTACCATTCTTTAACGTTTTAATCCAAAATGTCGCTACCGGCACTTTGCGCTTCCTATCCACCTTAACAATAAATTCATCTGTTCCACCAAACACATATCTATACATACTGGTAACGATCTTCTCAATCTTGTGTGTGATACCTTCCTGTATTTGCATAGACGTTGTTGATAGGGCCTTTGCACATGCATTATAGAGCTCTAGCTCAGATAAAGCCCGGGCCTGGTCCTTCTTCAATTTATCAATCTCAGAAGTAACAGCATCGTATTGAGCTTGTAAATAAGCTTCACGTTTTTGTAATGCCAGGACCTTATCAGCAAGTGTCATAGTTTCCCCTCTGTTTCAGTTAAAATCTTTGTAACATCGGCCTCGATCTTTTTTATTTCTTCCTGTAATTGTTTTTCAAGTACAGGCAAACCTTCTACAGTAATACCGGCCTCTGCAAATTCTTTTTTAAGTTCTTCTTTAGCTTTAAGGAGTTGTGCTTCTTCCCCTGACAAGCGATCTTGCTGGCTTTTGATGTTTTCAAGCTTTTTCATTAAGTTATTTAATTGTTCTGTCGTATACGCCATTGACCCTCCTAAGTTGTGTGTTTTTCTATTAAACCGACACATGCTTCATATATTTTGTCAGACTCACAGTGTGATTTTAATACACCCATCACATCTTGTGCTTCGATCTTTGCATAATTTTCTAAATCTTCTACATCTTCCGGGCATTCATCTTTTGTACGGAACTCTGCTTTTTCATGAGGTATGGTTTCTAAAGACCATTGATTGTCATGAAATAAATAATAAGACGGAACATCGTCTTTCTCTGTGCGTTTTAATCTACATACCGGGCCCGGATTAATAAATTTAACATTATTTACGTCAACGTTAAACTGATTATGAATATGTGAACATAATACGTATTTAGCATTGGTCTTGAAATCTGCTAAGCTGATTGTGTCAAAGACCTGCTTATTTGGAAATAAGGGTAAATGGGTAACTAAGATTGTATTATCATAGATGTCCGGAATCATAAATTCATTTACCATCTCCTTTGTATAATCCAAACCAAAGACATTGAAACCGTCTATTTCTGTAGGCTGTGTTTTATCAAGATGCTTAATAAGCCCGGATTTGGTCAATGCATGAATTGCCGCATTGTCACCAAAAACATTCGTTTGTATTATGTCGTGATTCCCGTATATAGTGTAAATATTGACGTCCGGATATTTCTTAATCAGAGCTATCACAGACGTTAATAAATTATAACTTGGGCAGGCACCATTAAATAGATCCCCACCCAAGATAATTGAGGAATGCTGTTTATGAGCTGCAGCCAATATATACTCAAACTTATTCAGCCCGGCAGCAACAATGTCCGTAAGCCTATTTGTAGGCTGTTTGTCAGTCAAGTGTATATCAGTTGCGTATAAAATCATTTCTTCCTCTTTTTAGGTTCTTCGTCTTCATCAGGAAGCTTGGCAATTTCAGCCAAACCGGATGCAGACACAACTTCACGTTTATCTACTTCAAACATGTTTCTGTAGATCTTATGAACATCTAATGCATCAAATAAGAAGTTCTGTAAGTCGACATTTTCAGCCAATGCTTCAATTAAAGCCTTCTCACCTTTCTTAGCGATTTTCTGTCCATTGAAGTTGATATAATACCAGCCACCGGGAGCGGTTGTAATATAACCTCTCTCGACTGCCAAAGCCACTAGCGCCGCCCTATTATCCGGACCACCATCATAAATGAGCATGAATTGACCAGTTAAGTTAGGTGATGATGTTTTGTTCTTAATATTCTTGATTTTAATTGTGTGTGCTAAATATTTACCATTCGCATCTTGAATATAAGATCCGGGCTCCGTAGATTTTGTTACTCTGAAACGTAATGATGCATAGAATGGAAGGGCCTTACCACCTGTCGTTGTTTCAGCTGCGGAGTATCTTGTAACTGCCATTGTAGATCTTAATTGGTTAATCAGGATTACAGTGCATTTTGAATCTGCAAGTTTACCGTTAAGCTTGCGTAATTCGTTGGATAACAACCTGGCCAATATAGCCATGTTCTTATGTCCGGCCTCTTCTTCCAATTCATCGTCTGTAGCCATAGATGCAATTGAGTCAACCACAGCCAAACCTACTTGACCACTTTCAATAACACTTTGTAACGCCTTAAATGCACCTTCACCAGAGTCCGGTTGGATTATAATAAGTTTATCTGTATCTAAGCCTAAACGTTTGTACCACACAGGATCAATGGAGCGTTCCATATCAACCCAGACGACAACTTCTCCTCTTTTTTGATATGATGCTGCGATAAGAGCTGCGAGTAATGACTTACCACCAGACTCCATACCGAATATTTCTACCCATCTACCTCTAGGTAAACCGCGGCCGGCAATCCAGTCCAACATTAAAATACCAGATGGCTCATATTGGACCTCATTGGCCGGATCTGAGAGTGTAGTTACTTTAGCTACACCCACCAGATCCTTTTTTAACTTCTCTATGAAAGATAGTTCTTTAGCCATATGTTATTACCATTTGAATCCGTCTTCACTCGGCCCGGATACTTGTTGTTCTTGTACTGGAGCAGCTACAGGTTGTTGCGAAGCAGGTTGTTGCGGAGCAGGTTGTGTATATGTAACTGCATTAGGCATTTGTGGCGGAGTTGCAGTACCAACACCGATAGGGCTCGGAACAGCTACTGTGCTGACCGGAGCTTGAGCAGCAGTATTAATAGAAATAGGTTGTACTGCTGGTATTGGAGGAACCTCAGGGGCTGCTTGTACCGGTGCTGGTTTAACTGCAGGTTTACCTACAAAAACACCCTGTTTAACAGGAGCTGGTGCAGGTACCGGGTTCGGGACGGGAGAATTTAAAGGGAACATGTTCATAATTTTGCAGCGTGTTTCCCCGGCCATGCTTTGGTATTGATTAACAACTATGCTGCATGGGCGACCTTTTAAGCATTCCAAGTCAATTGAAGATTCTTGACCATCAATAACTTCAACGCCTAGGTTCATAACCCATTGTCTTAAGTTGGCGGTTGTTCTACCTGTCGGTGGGTTCCAGTTAGCTTTACAGAATCCGGTAACTTCAACCCCTTGATATCCCGGGGTGTCGACGGATACAATAATCATAATGGATTCACCGTCTCTTGTTGATCTAATACGACTTACACGACCTTGATAAATACCTGCTGGTAATACTACATCTTTACGTTTTTGAATAAATAACGACATATATTTTTCCTCTCTTATTTTGTAACTACATTGGTAGTTGCTGAGTATCCGGCCCGGACCTGAGCACCTAATGAAACAATCATATCTTTTTCAATTGATAATGCTTTCAATATAGCATTTTCAACTAAGTCCAAGTAATATAAATATTCAGATTTTAAGTTCTGATATTTTAATACTTCTTCTGCAAACACGTAAGGTCCGGTTGGCACCTCCTGATACAAATAGATTGCATCTTGTTTAGCACGTTCGGAATCATATTTGATACCTTTCTTACGTCCTGCGTCTACTGCGATACTTTTGAACCTAGCTTCTTTTGGTGCTTCTTCTATTTCTAGTTTTTGGATAGCACTTCTATACCAGGCAGCTACAGTTGACCATAATGAATAAGCGTTTGAAATTTTCATAGCTTGTTCATTAATGTTCTGTTCAGTAAGCTTGAATTCTTCCGTGTCAAACGTCCAGTCTTCACGCTTACCTTCATTAATATACACGGGGATAGTAATCACCGTTTTTTGATTAGCCATGTGGCCTCCTTAGTTAATGTTCTTTATTTCCTTTAAGGCTTGAAATAACTTATCCGCGGGTAGTATGTTATGTGTATGTTTATAAAGTATTTCACGCATCTGTTGAACGGCACTGTCATTGGAAATAACGTCTATGATTTTCTTACGGAAGTTTCTACTAAGTATTTTATACATGTAGTGTACATCGACATCACTGTTTGTAGTCGACTTCTTCTGTAATTTGTGCCATTCATACCCGGACCCGTAAAGTCTCTTAGTTGCTTCAGTGTAATCAATGTTTTCAAAATGCATGATTACGTCAACAGGGGTAACATATTTACAACAGGCAAAACAGTATGCGCTGTTTGTTTCCGGGTACACGACCAGGTTAGGAGTTCCGGTATCATTATGCCATTTACAATACGTAACAAACTTATCAGACCCTAAGGGAGATAACTCCATTCCGTATCCCTTCATTAATTCAACAATGTCGGTGGTATATTCCATTACCGTGTGAAAGCCGTAATCGGCTCCTCCATCCTACCAAAGTCAAAGCGGCAATCTAAAGGCCATGTAGCCAAGCCGCTGTCACGAGAGAAAACTATAGTTGCTGTTACTTCAACTGATGCTCCGGCAATTGCATCTTCATCCGGGTTGTCTCTCGTCAGGTCTATTAATAGGTCGCAGGTTCTATCAACTTCTTGTGCGTTTGCAGTTTCACCTTTGCGGTTGGACTGGTTAGCAGTCAGAACAGGAACATTTTCGGACTTAGCCAGAGCACGTAAAGCCTTTGCGACTTCACCAACTTCAACCCATCTAGACTCTGCTTTATACGGGGTTTTAATAAGACCGAGATAGTCTACAACAACCAAGTCAATCGTCATCTCGCTCTTTAATTTTTTAACGTCGTTAAGAATAGTATCCGTTGTCATATAACCACCGTCAACTATGACGAATTTACCTCTATTCGGGTTATGCGTTAAAAGTGTATCGCGGTATCTGCGTTCTTCCTCTTCGGTCATTTGACCCATCTTAATAACCATGGCAGGTATATCAGTTCTTAAAGAGTCCAATCTGCGTTCCAAAACTTCGCGAGATACCTCTGCAGTAAAGTATACAATATTTTTACCGTTTTCACACACATGATTTGCCATATTTAACATAGCTGTCGACTTACCGGCTTTCGGACCACCACGAATAACCCATAAGGTTCTACGGTCCTGTCCTCCGGTAACTCTATTTAATGTGGGAAAATTGTACAATAAACCAGTTTCATATTTTTTGTTCTTAACGTCTTCATAGTGCTTGATACGTTCCTGTGCCCGGGCTGTGTACTCTGATATAAGTTCTTCTGCCGTGCCTAAGTCACGTAACTCTGCGGTCTTCTCTGCCAAAGCATTCAACGTATCTTCAATATGTAAGGCGTTATAGTTATTCTGGTAGCTTAGAACAAGACGCTTCAATTCATTTGCTTTATAGGTCCGCATAATAGCATCTACAACTACACGATATTCATCTGTGTCCGGTTCTTCGATTAAAAGTTCCTGGAATAAAAGTCCGGACCTGGACCTTTGTTCTAGGTTGCTCTTATTTAATGTTTGTAAAAACAATGAAAATGCACTTACATCTGGTAGCTTATGGTAGGTATCATAATACTTAAAAACACCATCTATCAAATCTTGATACTGCTGCTCTGTAAGCATTTTAGGCTTAAAGCCCATGTTGCGTGCATAGAGTAAAGCTTCTTCTTTATGTATGACACAAATCGTAAAGCGGCGTTCCAGGCCCGTATTCTCACTTTCTTGCATTCTTTTTCCCCTTGGTAGCCTTGACCACTTTATCCTTATAATTAAAGCCTGTAAGCTGTATTTTGGTCAATTTCAAGTGGCTTATAATTTCCTTGCTATCGCTATCAATAGCATTTGTGGTACCATTGGCCACTAAAATTGTCCTTTTACCGTAAAGCCTTCTTGTATCTAAAGTCTCCACAATATACGCTTTCATGAAGTCCGGGATTCCGAGCCCGGAATTAAAATTATCAATAACGATACAATCGCTAGTTTTTAATGTTTGCAATAATGGATCTACAGGTGCATTCTTATCCCACGTGCTGGATATTATATCCTTCACGGTGCGGATACTATAAAAGAAGTACCCGGACTTGCGCATTTTTAATGCTTCTGTTAAAAGATACGCGGCCACAGATGACTTAGCGGTCCCTGATGATCCGGCAATTAAAAGATCAGAGGCTGTCCCTTCTATAAATTTCTTAGTATACTTCTCAAGCTCTACTTTCTGTTCCTGTAACTCAGGATGTATTAACTGGTCTAATGTGAATTCGCGGTACGCTTCCGGAATGTTCGCTCTTATTTTAGCGTATTCCAAGGAAAAACGTTTAGCACAATCACAGTTCGATGACCGTCCATGACACTTAGGACAATTGTCTACCAGTTCTATCTTCTTCTTGGCTAAATACTCTCTATCAGCTGGTGTCAACATGTTTCCTCCTTTTTATATGCTACTACATCTCCTTGATTGTAAAGCCCGGTTCGGTATGGTACATTTTCTTTCTATTTGCTGAGTGATTTGTAAACCATCTGACCCCATAATCAGCAATATCAAAAATCTCCACTTGTTCCTTACCTGGAACTTTACGTAAAGCCCGGCCAACAATTTGCATAGCATTAACCGAACTGTCACCTGCTGTTGCATTAATAACACAATCCAAGTGTTTAACGTCAACACCTTCATTAAAGACAGAGGTGCCAATTACTACCCGGACCTTTTTCTTATCGAGATCATCAAGTGTTTGCATTAATAGTTTAGAATCAAGTTCACCATTGACGTATCTGACATCCTTCCCTAAGTCCTTGAGTAAATTTAACAAATTATGTCCGTGTTCAATATATCGGACTAAACAAAGAACTGTTTTACCTTGTGCGTACTGTTTGCGTATAAGATCCTCGATAAGCATGTTGCGTTCACGGTTGTTGGTAATGACCGCATCGTACGCATCTTTGTAGGTTAACTTCTTAGTTTCTTCTTTTGCGGCTCCGGTGATCTTATCGATTTTGGTTTTGGTAATCATTTTTGGAAGCCGCTTCTGTTTATAGTTTACAATATAAATTATTGGTTTAGCAAGATAACCGTCATTTATTGCCCGGGTACATGTGTATCTGTATTGTACTTTCCCGGATGCTGCTTCAATTAAAATATCTGTGCCATCATCCCGGTATGGTGTTGCACTAACCGCGACCCGGTAAAAGGCATTAACACAGTTGTTTGATATTAACTGCACGGTATCACTTGAGATGTGATGACAGTTAGATACCAACACATTATGATCCACAATATAATTATGGTTATCTGCAACTTCTAAATTATATACATTCGTCGGAGCCTTAATCGGAGATGTGGTTATAGCAACAATCTTCTTCGTATTGTATTTAGGCAATAATTTAGATTGCTCTGGGATTGAGGTACTTGTTCTAGGTCTGGCTATTATTTCCATGTCCGTGTTTAATTTATCAGCCCGGACTTTGGTAATCTTCCTATCTTGCAATACATAAATCTTATGATTTGGAGTACACTTTATTTGTTTATTCCCTTCTAAAGTAATACACACTAAATCATTTGTTGTGGTGCGTTTCATGTAACGGACAATAGGTTTTAATTCAAAGTCTTTTCCGTTAAAGGACCATACTTTTACAGGTGTCTTTTCATTAACAATTTTACTAATGCACATGTATCCTTTTTCAGTGAGAACTCTGGTTCTTCCTGGGAAGCATTCGTCCACGAGTAAAGATTCGATGTTGACTAAAAAGTCGGAATATGCCCTTTTAATAACCAGCTGGTTCTCCGGCACCTTACGCCAGACACCTTTAACCATTTTATTTTTTAACACCTTAACAGACTCTGTTAGCGATGGTGGCATTGCAATAGTTATCTTCTGTATATCCGCATGACCATCACCAATACGACCAATAGGTGTTCTTAAATAATCTGAAAGTGCGTCATGTAATTGATTGAACACACTGGTAGTATGTGCAATGACTAAAGTGTTTGTACCTAGTAATGAAGCAATATAACCCATCATTAAGGTTTTACCGGTACCGGTACCGGCATGAATAATACCACGTGAGTTTTTAACTAATAGCTCTGCAGCCTCTTTTTGATAGTAACGAGGCTCCGGACCATACCAAGCCATGTGTCTTGTAAACGGGGCATATCTGCAATCCTGGATCTTAAAGATTACATTATGTTCTCTAAAGATATTTACAATTCTGCCTACAACACCAGTGGCAATTGACATATTACGTCTGTCTAAAAGCATCTTACGTCCGTCCCACAAGCTTACCGGAATAACAAGTCCATGCGTAGGACATTTGCGCCGTGTATAACAGTCATTTAGTAAGTCCCCATATTTAATATAATCCTGTGCAGATAATTGATAGGTCATTTTCTTACAAAACGGACAGTAAGTCTCAGCACCATAGACACTATGCTCTGCACCTTTAATACTATAAGAGCATGTATCCTGTATCTGAGCCAATACCTCGTCCGGTAAATCACCTACAATCTTTGTGAGGACATTATTAATTTCTAAAGTAATCACAACACACCTACTTGCTTAAGCTCCACACCGGCAACTTTAAGTTCTTCCAAATTTCCATAAGTTCCGTGTTAGCCGGATCCTCAATTATTGTGTAGGTACAGGCTGGGTTTGCTACAACTGATCGTAAATTCTCAAACAATTCTGGTAATGCTTCTGTGTCCGGACGTTTATCGTCAGGTTTACGGCATGCTAATAATTTATAGAAAATATCATTACCCTTTAAGAACTGTATAAGCTCTGTTGTCTTTTCACCCATAGGGTATTTAGTAAGTACAACAAGGCTAGCAGACGGATCTAAGCTTAAAGCCCGGGCTAAATCAATGCCGTGATCATTAAAAACCTGTTTACCGTCTTTGTCTAATGTATATAAAACATCTGAATTAACAACGTATACATTATCTAACCTATCAGGCAACTGACCGTAATATTTCTCTGCCTGGTAAATAACTAAATAGCCGAGCAAGTCCTGATATGCATCTTCGCTGTCATCAGCTGTTTGGTTCTTAATTCTGGAAAGTTTATCATCCATTCTGACCCGGATTTGCTCTAGCTTATCTGTCTTTGAAAAAATGCGTAACGGATCAGACGCGGAATTTCCATAAGCCTGGTTCTTCTGGAGTAACAGGCGGTATATATCTAAACAAACTTTTAATATTTTTGTATCAAATTTCATAAATGTCTCCCTATTCTAACTGCGTGTGCACCCGCTCTGCGTCTCAACTGTTGACGTCTGAACGCGGCCTGTTGTTGCTGCAAATACAAGTTATATCTGGCTGCATCTTCTTCTGCATTGCCTTCAAGTTCTACCTGCCGTGCTTGTTCTTGCCTTTGGATCTCAGCCTGGGCTTCTTCCCGGCCGGCATGATACTGCAAGTTAGTAAAAGTGTAAACTAGTGCAATTAACAAAATTAAACAGATAAGTGCTGCGGCGAAACAAGTAATAAAGTCACATAATGCATCGGAGTCAAGATTGGCCGGGTTTAGATAATGCAATCCTTGTTTAAATCTTTTAATAAATTTGTTCATTTTAACCCCTTTCCCACGTAGGGTAATATTTCGGCAAGTTTCTCTTTCGATACACCGCCATTCTTTTTTACTTGTACATAACTGGTGAACGGTATTTCGTTGTTCGGACCAACTTCCACTATTGCATATCGTTTCTCGTCTTCGGGGATGTCGTTTCCGTAAGCATCCGGCGCGCCAGGGATAGGTTCATATAACTGTTCAAATATTTCCTTTGCGCACGGCTTGAAATTACCGGTCTTATCTTTGATGACCCAGTCGTCAATATTAGCAAGCATGGAGCCTTGCAGCGTTTCTATATACAAGGCACCATATTCTTGATGAAAAAACTTCCTGTTCATGTTATTCTTCGTGAACAAATTGAAATCTTCCGTCCAAGTGCCTTTCCATTGTAAGGCTTCAATTACAACAGGTTTGCATCTGTATTTCATAGATCTTTGAGCTCCATATAATTGATATCGGTCTTAGCCGTAGTTGGACACGAATTCAATGCGTCCATTGAAAATAAAGACATACGATGTTTCTCATTTGAAAAGCGGACCCGTTTATCCTTACTATGTTTTATACGTTCTTTAAGGATCTTCTCAATATCTTTCATAAGGGTGTCTCCCATAAGTATCTGACTTATTGAGTACATTTGATTATGCGTCTGATTATACGCTGCCATTAATGGTAATACATTTAATGGCTTGTAAATATCCGACCAGCATATAACTTTCGGGTCCTCAATTACTTTCATTAATTGTTTTCTTGTTATCTTCATATTCCTCTTCCTCCAAAATAAGAGCTTCCAGGCCGGGAGGATTTGTAGTTTGGCCCGGAAGCCCAATTAATACTAATTTACGCTAGTATCCGACGGAGCAGTACTTTTTCGTCTCGTGAGTGGTCCTGGCACTCTTAGCTTTCGCAAGGAGGTAAAGGGAAACAACAGAAAACACGGAAGATAAAGTAACCATGGTTTCTTTCCCTTTAGGAGACTGCCACAAATAAACGCCGCTTTGTAGCCAACGGGCACTCAGTGTAGTGAGCTGGTCTACCGGGTGAAAAGCATAATTTTGGGGTCCCCGGTAGAGGGTGTTTTTTTGAGAGCAAACAACGTTTAGAGGGAAGTTGTGCACCTTCAATAACAGTATACAATATTTTTGTTTAAAAGGCCCGGACTTTTTATTTGAAGGAGGGTCCGGGCTCTATGTGTCAAGTTATATAAGATATATATATATATATATAACAATGTTCATACCAAGGTCTCAACATGACCTTTTTAACAGCTGGGGAAATATTAGAAACCCAGCTGTTAAATCTGGAGCCGAGGATGGGGATTGAACCCACAACCTACGGTTTACAAAACCGTTGCTCTACCATTGAGCTACCTCGGCGAAGATTATTTACCTATTGTGTAGGCAAAATACTCTGTATTACCCAACCGGAATGTGTAAACTGTGAACCTCGGAAATTCTCCCTTTCCAAATAGATCACGCCAGTTAGGTATTTCTTTTAATTGTGACGGCATTTCGGGGTGTTCGAACGGAGAGCTTGGATCAATATAACGTTTTTGCATTCCCCAGGCGAACTTATCCGCCACATTATGTAAATCAGTTTCAAAATTAATATTTTTAGTATTAATCCTAAAAACAAAAGATGGGAACCCTAGTGATGGCGGAAATTGCCCTTCATACGTAGGAATAATATTCCCAGCTTCAATAAAGACCTTATAAAAGTCGGTCTTATACATGCTTGATTTTATGAACTTAAGCGCACCTGCATGTTCTTTTGTTAAGTTCTTTTCAACTGGTTCGTTAACATAATTATATAAATTAACAATCCTGTTTTCAAAGTTTAACAGCGCCTCGTCGAGAAACGAATCGAAATTACATTCGCTCGCGTCTTTGTACAACGTTGTCATTATAATTTTTTCCATCTTAATCCTCTTCTGCCCCAATGCTGCCGGGGAAATAATTTTTACTACTAGTCTTCGTTTACGCTCAGGCCCCACTTTTTAGCAAAAGCGAGTTGCTTAGGTAGGAAATAATCATGCACAACCTGTATAACTTCTTGTTGTCCTTTGAAGTCATTTTCAGGCATGATCCATTTCACAAGATCCTTTTCGTGTGCTGTGTCAACCCAATCGTAAAAATCGTCATGCAACTTCTGCAGTTCTTCCATGAACTGATCCTGCATGTTACCAAATTGTTTTGATACTTGATAGGCTCTTAAAGTGTTTATTGTGAATATATTTAATATTGTTTCGTATTGATCAAGGCCGGCTGATTTAACATATCCTACTTCAAAATATGTAAACGCCTTACCTTCTTTATCTTCTAATTTGAACGACTTGCTCATTTATTTTTCCTCCGCTGTACTATTTTATCTGCTATTACGTCTGCCACGACGTTGCCAAATATTATTTCTATGAAACGTAATAGCAAAGAAATCATATTAGGTCCATAAGTCAAAGAAACGATCGTACATAAAGAACAACCATTTTTGCTTAATGTTCTCAAGCTCTATTAGATCCTCAGTTGTACTATACTCGTCTGCTAAGATCTTGTCAGACCATTCCTTTGCATTCTTTAACAATTCTTGCCATGTTTCATGTGTGAGATCTCCTGGGTAACCTATGTTATCTGCATCTTTAGCAAAGTCAACTATAATCTCATTGAACTTTTTCAACAGATAATAATCAACAGACCAAAGATCAACCTCCGAGTACCCTTTCCATAGAAACATACAGAAACTACGTATAATACGAGGTGTCTGTAATGGGTAATCCCAAAACCACACGATATGTTCTTTCAATTGTCTTAATAACTCTTTAATCATACTTAACTCTTTACCAGCCGGACGAGCACTTCCGGCTGGTTTCTGATAATATTTTACCTTATGGAATTATCCAACCATAGTGGACGTTTTGCTCATTATCCACCCCTGTTTAGGCAATGCCGTCATTGACATGTTAACAACATTTAAGCCTGGGAGGTTATATCCTTTTCCAAAGTATGTGTGGTTAAAGAAGCCTCTGGTAGTTTTACCTACGCCACTCTTCTCTAACAGATGTAGATTGTTTCGTGTACCGGCCGGTGCCTACACCCGGCTAACATCACTTCAATGCACCTATGTATGGCATTAGTCGTTAGGTTAACTCAATGCATTTTCGCCAGGCACTCCGAACTACATCGAGTCATAGTCGGCCATACAACTGCTACAACTCACTCATCGAAGCACACAAATCTATGTGGGCATCCCGAAATTCACGGGCTCTTCGCAGTTCAGCATTTTAACAAGGTGCTCCCAACTCTTGCTAGCTTGTTGGTTTATAGGAGAGGACGTCCTTCTCGAACATGAGACCCTATCTTCCGTAGCACACTGTAGCTGACACATTCACAACGGTATGTACCCCGATGTGTATTTCATTTAAGCCACAAATTTTCAAATCGACTTGGTACATGGTTTATTATGCACCAAGTAAGAGATAGTTTTTCTTCATATCCCTAAGGAAGTCAGGCAACCATTAGCCACCTGATTGTTGAGTCCGCTACTATCCTAGTATTCGGAGCACATATTGATTTTGACGGAGGTCCTCTACTAGACTGAGTACTGTCCGCTATGTGGTAGCCGGGAACTTTATCTACTTATACTCAACAGGGCCAATTTATACTCTGTACCCATTGGAGTTTTCCATAACTTCGGCCAGATAGGCCTACTGGAAATCTGGCGGAATAGAAGGGATTTGAACCCTCGATCTCTCGCGTGACAGGCGAGCGTGTTAGCCAGGCTACACCACTACTCCTTAAAATCTAAATCTATCTACCAACGCATCCCAGTGCCAAAGCCACCAGGCCCGGGCTCGGTCCCACCAGCCCCAATCATCTCGGGTACATTCTTCCCAATAGTACCCTCTTGATATTTTATGACAGTGCTCACACCATATTGGTAACCATTTCTCATCCGGGTACTCGTTAATAATACGCCCATTTAAGTCTAGTAAGTCACCAGCGTCGTTTCTAGAGAGATGCTCACCTTGCAGATCCCTCTGCACTTTTCCACAGTGAGGGCATCTCAGAAACGTGGCCATTAGTGTCTCCACTTTAGGTGGTCTTTTATACCAAGCCACGCACTCTCTAACATCCACAAGACATTTCTCGGAAAGTATCTAAAGAACGATTTGACTTGATCTGTAAGCCACTGTCTAATTGATAACAAAGACCAATATTTATGAATGTATATATTCAGTATATTATGCCCGGACTCTTCATTAATTGTTACTTCATTATCCTGGTACGGATTAGGTAACCAGCTATCGAAATAACAAGGATATGCTACTTGAAATGTAAGTGTATCGTCAAGGATATTGTCTAGGCCTTTAATCTTAAGCCTTAAATACGTTATATCTTTACGTTTCACTAGGTCCGCTGCTTGTTCTTTTGGTAGTTCAGATAAGTCAATATCTAAGTTAACAAAGTAGTTGTCAAAAACAACACCCTCTAATGTATCAAGATTAAACTTACCGTGTTCTGACCATAAATTTAAGTACGCAACATCTTTACCTTTTATTGTTAAAGACTCGCAGTTCTCAAATATAATTACAATACTTTCAATATACTCGTACATATTCAAATTTGTCCGGGTTTCCTACCGGACCAGGCATCATCTGAGGTGTTCAAGAAACTAGGTGAACTTTAACCACGACCGACGTGTGGTGTCGGTATCCCTCCCGTAATCAGTGCGGGTTCACTCCAGTACTTGCGATTAAGAGAGACCGGAATCTCTTTGGGTATGGAGGCATATGTGGGGTTTAAAGGAAGTCAGGGTAAAATAATCAAAAACCCTCTCGTCCCTTCCTGGTTTAGGCATAACCCTTAAATACGGATTACGCTTCATGGTCCATTAAACCAAACTCAGGATGCTGTCGTTTCCGGTATGCGCCGGACGCCGTCTAATGACTCGGACTATTTCTCCCTCTCCATACTGGGCATCACCAGGTGTGTGCTATGTCGGACAATTCAAAAGACATAAGTCTGATGATGCGTGGGCTAGGTCGCAAAGCCCCTTGTAGCTTAATGGCCTAGCAATATAGTATACAATATTTTTTAAAGAAATTACAACTTATCTGCAATATCCTCGTAAACCCATCGCAAACTACGCTTATCAAGCTCGCTTGCCATGCTTTTACAAAGCTCTTGGATTTCCCACTGGGCATCCTTCGCCATACGGAGTTCAAATATATGACGTAGCTCACGGAAATTAACTGTCATCGAGAGGTTAGTACAAGTGCTCTCTGTTAATACCATCCGGGCATCTTCTTTTTTAATGCCCAATTGGAGTAGTTCCCGATATGCAGCCCGGGTTGTCATGAGAGCATTCTCATATACCGACCTGGCGTTCTGATTTTTCACAATGTCCGGCGGAATGATATACGCGCTTTTTTCTTGATTGACATATCGTTGGCTTTGAACACAAAAACTCACGCCAATACGGTGTCGCGTTAACTGCGCTAAGCATGCTCGTGATATACCCTCAATATCAAATACAACACTCGCTGATTCCAAAGGTGTTAAGTGCCCGGACCTAATCAAGCCCTTGACAAAGGCAACTCCTTTGGTTTTGTCATATTTATCTCGGCTGTTGTAACACTGACGAGCTGTCATATTAATAGTGAAAGCCGGGTCCGGTGTACAATCTAAAATCTTAACGATCATTATCCATCTCCCCTAGTAGTTCTTCTATAAAATCAATAGGCTCGGAGACAAAATATACTTTTCCGGACCTTAATGTTAATACTGTGCATTCGTATACAGTGCCATCAGGTGAACCTAAGTCTACCCACTCACCGTCCTCGAAAGATTCGATCTCATCAAGTACTATAGTAATAGCACGTTTATAACCCAACCTATGAAATTTATGGGTTTTCTTCGACATCTAGATCACCACCTATTTATCACGTCTTTTGAAGTATTTTGCTCTGTTCTTGAGTGAGCGGCGTTGTCTTTTAATAGCCTCTTCACGTTTTTGTTTACGTCTCACTGACTTCGGAATAAATTCTTCTCTTTTCTTCAAGTCTTTGAGGATACCTTCCCTTTCAACTTGTCGTTTAAATATCTTTAAAGCCTTTTCTAAGGCAGCTGCGCGTTCCTCTTGTGAGGGACCTTTACTGATCACTTTAATATACGCCATATTTTCTCCTTATCTGTTATATAAATTTATTAATACGATACTTCCGCAAATTATTGCTACAGTGTAAAATACTGCTTCTGGCCAATTCATTTTATTCTCCAGTTTGTTTTATTTTTAAATTCCATTTATTGGCAAATGCCTCTTGTTTTGGCAAGAACCAATCAAGTATAAGTTTCTTTGTATCTATTGTGGCTTTTATCACATCCTCTCGTTTAGTATCACTAATTTTTGTACTTACAGTTTTGGAACATGTGTTCTCATAAACGAAGTCAAAAAGATCCGCGCGTAGCTTTGTGATGTCACACAAAAATGTGCCACCTTTACTAGGCGGAATGGCAGCCATGTGTTTATACAAGGCTACGAGATAAAACTCAAATTTATGATATATTGATCCGTCCTTTCTATATTGTACATCGAACGAAGTCAAGTCTTCACCTTCAGGTGTTTGTAATGCGTAACTCATTGATTACCTCTATTAAGGTGTTGTACACCATTATGTTTAAAACTGTTCCATATGTTGTTTATATCCAATGCGGATAACGTTTGGGCCCGGGTACCTGCCTTTAATTTACGGATCTGTTTAAGGTAGGGTAAACTGGCCTTTCTTGACATGTAAGCATGCTTCTGTAAGAACTCAACCATACCAATCATAACATCTTTAGCTGCGGTTAATATTTCTTTAGCACGCATATATTCTTTCTTAAGTAAAGCTTCAATCTCAGCATCTCTTGCATCACAGGTTGCATGTGTAAGATCAGAGTCTATGTCAAACGGAGAAGTTAACGGGGATGACACTGCTGCAATCCCACTGCCGTTACCGACGTTACGTAATAAGTTAGATGCAGTCAGTGTAGCCATCTTATAGTCGGAGTAGTTACCATGTGATGTGTTTTCAGTACCAAACACAAACTCTTCTGCAACACGTCCGGCCAGGTATATACATATATTAGCCAGGGCTGTTTTATTGAGCCCGGTTATATTCCTGTAGTTCGGTATTTGTGAGAAGAGAAATTGTGTATATGCGTCACTATCCGAAGATAATGGTGCAAGATCTATTAAACATGGAAGGTTAAATAACCACATCGTTACAATGGCGTGTCCAACTTCATGTACTATGGTTGATGTATCCTTTCTAGTTAATGCGTCGTTTTCTTTATCGGTTACTTCTAAATTAACTTTACATTTAAGTTCTTTATCATTGATAATAACTTTACTATCAGTTGGATCTATATCAAATGTAATTGACTTAATCTTCGGATATAAAGTTACATATAAACTGATAGGGCTTAATACAATCTCTTGTATCCTGGACTTAATCGGCCGGGCGCCTTGTGCTGGGAACACACTGTTCTTATATATTGCATCAAAGGCACGCTCAGTTATTTTAATCGTTATACCTTCACGTTTATACTCGGACTTAATAAAGTTCAGTTCCCTGTTAATAATAGCCTTATACGCCTTGTCAGTTAACGACGGGTAGATGATATGATTTGTGCCGAGCCTACTGATTTGTTCTGGGTACAAGTTAGTTAATAATAACGACTTAAGTTGGTACCATTTAAGTCTGCTTGTGTAGTCATATAGGGATTCAACATCTTTATAAGAACTACTAAACTCAGACTTGCCTCCAAACAACTCATCGTGGTTACCGGCTATAACAACCAACAGCTTCTTATACGCCATCTTGTCGTTAGGTAAATTATATTTATAGTATTCAAGTGTTTCTGTAATAAGGTTAACTACATCGTCGAAGGAAATGGTATCCCATTTCTCTGGTTCTACCGGATGCAAGAAGATATAGTTTAATGATTCAAGTAAGTACTCTACTTTAATACGTTCTTCTTTAGCATCCAGCTCATAGGCAAATGCTTTATATTCAGCACGTAATTTGAATAACTCTTTGAATGTTTTTTCTCCGAGGGTAGATGCCTTAAATATAAATTCGTGTGGCGGTATATATCCGGACTTGTCATGTTTTCCAAGCTCGGACTGATACTTACCCATATATGAGTGGGATGTTATTGCATCTCCGGAAGATCTGTAAACACAAGGGCTATCCTTACGACTATTATCTTTAACCGCGTTGAGTAATTCTTCGATGATACCAGCCTTATATTCGTCGATCATTTCGAGCATAGTCTGCATAGCAAACACAGCACTGGCTGGTTTGAGTAATTGACCGTCGCTTAATAAACCCCAAAGATCATCATACCCAATATTACGTAGGTCGTTCTCTTTCTTATCAATTGCTTTATATCTTTGAAATTCGTCTAAGAATAAAATCCCCTGATCTGTAGGTGCCAGTTTAGATCCTACAAGCTGGCTGAATGAATCTTCACCATGTCTTTTTGAGCTGAAGGTAACTGATACGAAACAGTCGCCAAGCCCTAAATAATTAACTAAATTTTTTACTAATGTTGTCTTTCCGAGTCCGGTTATGGACCACAGACAGATTACTGTCGGTTTGGTACATAATTCCGGGTGCAAATACCAAGATGCAATACTATCTATAATTGAGTCTATCTGAGCATTGATCCCAATAAAGTCCTTTTTTAATTGTTTTCTTGCATAATTAAGTCTCTGTTTTTTTGTTAGCATTTGAAGTCCCCTGCTCTAATGCACTGAAAAAGTAATCTCCTAGTACGTAAACCTCTTTCGATTTATCATGTAGCCGTTTACATACGTAAAACACGTTGTGTTTGAGTTTGTACGCCTTCTTTACTATCTTATATGTATAATTATCTATTGCTTGATATGTCTCTCCTACAATGATATGTACAGGTTTGTACATGGGCATATTTAGCTTGTACCTATTATTGTTACCTAACGTCGTAAAGCAATGATGGCAGAACACATACTTAGTGCTGGTCGGTACTGTGAACTTACCTTTCCCGCACCCGGTACAAGCTACTGTTTTAACTTCTTTGTTCGTTTCTTTACGTGCCATATTACTTTTTAAATTCCTCTTTTGAATGTTTGATTGCTTCTTTCGGCCAGCAAATTCCATCTAGATGTCTGAACTCATGCTGAAAGATACGTGCTTCAAAGCCACGTAATTTAAGTGTATGTTTCTGTCCGGACTCATCTTGATATGATACCTTAATAAGCTCATAGGCAGGTACTTCATATACAAAACCCGGGAAAGATAGACATCCTTCATAACCCATCTTTGTTGATCCATATTCTTTCACTATAGTAGGATTAATCATGACGCGCATAGTTGCAGTGCCATGCTCCTTTGTATTATTATACACGAAGATACGTACAGTTTCACCTATTTGTGGTGCTGCCACGCCTAGTGCATTGTCAATTGCCATCGTTGTGTCAATTAAATCCTGGATAGTACCTTTATCTTTTTCAGATAAGGGAAAAGTGACTGGGTCACATACAGTAAATAGCTTTTTGTCTCCGTCTAATAAAATCTGTTTTTGCATAATTTTCCGAAAAAGCAGCCAAATTTAGGCATGCCATGTATCTCCTATATAAACTAATAATTGGGTATAACCGCCCTCATAAACAACTGCATTAGCATGTAACCAGGCAGATAAACCGCGCATGTAAGGTAGTTGTAATTTACTTAAGGTGCCAACAACGTAGCAACCGCCTCTAATACCGGGTCTATGCTGATGCCCAATAATACATTTGTTTAAATTCTTAAAGAAAACCGCTGTGTTACCTCGTGCACCGGATGCTCCGTCGTGTCCGTGGAGCCCAAGCTCAATACCTTCTACAGACATGTTATCATATTTATTTAAAAAATGCACGTGGTCTGTTGCGAGGTATTTTCCGAGCAGGTTTTTATTATCACAGAGGTCTATAAACATCTGTGCCCCTAGTTTAGCATTTAATGGTTCTTTAACAAAGTAACCACTCTCTAAATATTTGTGTAAGAAAGCATCGTGGTTTGAACTTACTACATAAAACTTAGGCGTATCCTTTTTAAACTGTCCTACCAGGGTCTTAAGACCGGACCTGATATAGTCCAGCTCCTTTTCCAATGTATTAAGATTGCTTGGCAGCTTGGAACGTGATACACATTGTGATACAAGGTGATGTGATATACTATTAAAGGATCCTATATCATGTAGAAAGATCTTTTCTGCCTTTAAATACTTAGCCTGTTCTACTGCTACATCTAAAGCCTGTTGATCTTCTTCTCCGAAGTGTATATCACCGAAGACCATAGCTTTAGTTGCTACTTTCTTCATGCCCTTAGCTGTGTACTTAATACCGAGATCTACAAAACCGTTGTTGATCCATTGTACAGGCCTAATGAAGAAACGCTTATTGTCAATAACTTCGACAACAAGCGCACCTAAAGTATTTTCTTGTTTTGCGAGCGCACCAACCTCTGTTTCAGAATAATTCGGGGTAGAGATAGTCCCTGTTGACCACATACAATGTGGTAGCTTTGGTGGGTTACATGGTATAGCTTCCATATGTTGTTTTGTACTGGCAACTATAACAGAAGTCTCCCTTGTACCCAGCTTAGTTATACGACCGCCCAGTGGTAGGCATTTAGCTGGAGCTAATTCAAAGTCACGAGCTTCCAAATTTTCATTAAGTTTTATGCTGGTGGTAATGTACGGTCTGATCTGATCAAACTCCCAGTTTGAGAAGGTATCTTTCTTGTATACACCGCGCATCCACAGTAAAGCTATTTCTGCATTATGTTGTCTGGTATATAACTCCATAGCCTTCACGAAATCCCATGCTATAGGAGCACCTTCTACAACGGCTGAGATAATGTATTTCTTTTTCTTTCCGTATTTACTGATTGTTACCTGTCTGCGAGACTTTGTTGCATTAACTTCACTGCGGTCATGTCTCCGTTTACTTTTAGTGTCAGGTTCACTGTAAGTTAAAATTGAATCTTTTAATTTTGCATGTACTCTATTCTTCAGTTCTTGTAAGATCGATTTGTTGTTCGGCATCAATTTCCCCTTTTGAATAATACTGAACGCCTAAGGCCTTAGCCATCAATTGAACTTGGTCCGGGTTTGCCCACTTACCGGTACGAGCTACTGCATCTCCAAAATAGATGTTAGCTAGTTTATAACTGCTATAATCGTCGTTAAATATAAAGACAAACGTCATAGCATAGTTTATAGTTTCTGACTTTAATTTAGTTACGTCATCACTACCTAAAGTATTATTAAGTAGACAGACGATTCGGGCCGGTATTTGGAATTTCTCCATTGCCGGTTGTAACATTTTATAATACATTTTAGCCACTTCATTATATTTAAGTATTGTGGCTTTCTTTGCTAACTCGGGTGTTGTCTGAAATAAATTAAGCCCGGTACCTGTATCGAATGATTGGAAAATAAGCGCGTGCTTAAGTTCGTCATCGGTATAACCAGTGAGTTCCGGGAATATATTTATTTTTAATTTAATCTCGAATGTATTATTCATTACACTCTCCTTTTACAGTATACAATATTTTCCTAATTTTTTACACAATAACTATAGCGTAATCTTGCATCCTCAGAGTACAATACGGCCCGGGTATCTGTTTGGTTCCTTATAATAATACCTGTACAGGCTACATGCTTAGCTGTATTACCTATGTTTGCCAGGCCATGTAAGACATCATAATTATAAGGTCCGGAATATATCATCTTAGGTGCCGGCATTCCGTAATAAGAACATAAATAATTACGACGCTCTAACGGAAAGAAATATCCGGTATTTGAATTACCTATGTATATATCCGTAACGACGTACTCACTATGCTTTAGTTGCTCTGTAAACTTGGCTCCGAAAGCTTGAGTCCGGACCACTACATTAAAGGTGATCCTGTCCATGTTCGGATACATACGTAATATTGCGACAGCTTTATTTGTAAAGTCGTTCTTATGTGTGACTATGCAAAATAAGTTACCTTCCATATTTCGTTTGGTATTAGAAAGAAAACGACACTTAGCATAATTTTGGCCTGTAATATGAATCCGAGCATACATACCATGTGCCAGCTCGAACATCTTCTTCTTATCAAACGTAATATAAAATTGCCTGCCTCTGATATATTCTTCACAAACAACATCCGTGTTTTCAAATAGCTTATAGCAACGTTCTAGTTCAACTGCTATGTTCTTGTTAATGTTAAGATCTAAGAAGTACTCATCTCCCCTAAATATATATGGGTTCTTTTTTTCCAAATAGGTTATTCCAAGTTGTGAATCGAGCGTTCTTTGATCTTCCCTTAATGTAATTCCTGCTTCTAGTACCTTACTGAGTAGTATAATAATACCGCAAGAATAATAATCATAATCATCATTAAAACAATACGGGCGTACCACATTATAGTTAACACCGGATAAAAGACCATGATTTCCCCTATAGTCCCAAAAGCCAAAGGCCTTTAGTAGCCGGACCGGTAGTTTAGCCCGGTCCGGTATGTATAAAACTTTATCACCTACTTCGTATATTTGATTTGAAACTAATACAACCTTATATAATAAGTCCTTCAAATGAATAGTCCGGACGTAACTATACTTGGTTGACACCTCAACCTTTTCAATGGTTGTGATGACCGCGCCGGACATTAGCGGCGCGTTCCACAATTCACTTTATCACATTCTTCAGTTTGCTCTGTTATCAATGTTTCAGACATAAGTACTGTTGCTGATACTGATGATGCTTTCTCAAGTGAATTAATAATTACTTGTACTGAGTCTATGATACCTTCATCATAGAGATCACAAAGTTTTCCGGTTACCGCATTTAAACCGTAGCCATAAATTGTTCCTATCTTTTCATAGATCTTATCTACGATTGTCTTACCATTTAATCCGGAGTTCTCTGCGAGTTGCTCTGTAACAACCGGAAGTGCTTGTAACACAATATGCATACCTATAATTTCTTCTTCCGGAATTGCGTCTAAGGCTTCCTTATCTGATAATACTTCACTAAGATCTAACGCAGCTCTTAAGTAAGCACTGCCACCGCCAGCTACATATCCGGATACAAGGGCTGACTTAGTTGCGTTCTTTGCGTCTTCGATCTTCGCTTTCTTAGCTGTTACTTCAGTGTCGGTATAACCACCGACCTTTATGATAGAGATACCACCTGTTAAATTTGCGAGCCTTGTTTGTAGGTTATCCCTATCATAAGGAGTCAAGGTCGGTTCCTGGAGTTGTGTGCGTAATTCTTCAATACGTTTATTCGCACGATCACTCATCTTTTCCACCATCAAGATTGTTTCTTTGTTGCTGACCACAACGTCTGCTTCACCAAAGTACTGCATATACTTATCAATGGATTCCATTTCTTTTGTGTTTAATGCATCGAGGGTAATACCATTTGCATCACCTAGCACTGTGGCACCTGTAAGCTCACAGATATCTGACATCTGTTCACGTTTAAGATCTCCATGAGCCGGGTTCCTTACTGCACAGGTTGCAAGTTTAAGTTGAGCTGCGTTGTATTTCATACCACCAATAACTACAGGTGAGAAGGTCTCCGCGAAGATAAGTATAGGTACAGATTTAACAAGCGCGACTTCAAGTAATTTAGTTGCTTCAAGTAAGCCGAGCTCCTTATCCATTAAAACGATTTTACATTTCTTCTTTTCAAATGTACCTTGTTTAGTATTAGCAAGCCCACGATCTACCATACCTTTATTGATTGTCATACCACTTATGGTATCTAAAACAGTTTCAGTATAGTTTGATTCTTCTACTTGTACACGGCCTTCCTTACCTACTTTATCAATTGCCTTTGCTACAAGTTCTCCTAGAGCTTTATCGTTAGAAGATACTGTTGCAATATTAGTTAAGTCGTGTATGTCTTTGACCTGATGTGCCCGGGATTTTATTGATTCTGTTACAATCCTGGTAGCACGTTCAATACCATTTTTAATAGCACGTTTAGATGTGCCCGCCGCGATTTGTCTAATACCTTCGCTGATAATACGTTGTGTAAATAATGTGGCTGTGCTTGTACCATCACCACCGGAATCATCAGCTTGTGATGCAACTTCTTTAATCAACGCCACGCCTGTATTAACGGCACCATCTTCATGGTAAAGGGCCCGGGCAATAGTGACACCGTCATCTATTACTGCCGGATATGGAAATGAATTTGTGTGAATAATAGCCGATGCACCACGGGGTCCAAGTGTAGGTGCAATTGCATTAGCTGCAAAGTCTATCCCCTCTTTAAGTTTGTTCCTGCAAGTATCTCCTGTAAAGACAACTCTTTTCATATTGACTCCTTATAGTTCAATTATCGTTGGTTTATAAACTACTTCGTATCTATCGTTTAACATAGACACATTATAAAAATCTGTATACTTACTGTGTGCAACACCATGAGCACTATGCAAATGCCCGAAGATATGTATCTTAGGTTTTACAGACAGTATTCGTTGTTCAAGTGCATGTGAGCCGAGGTGCTTACCTCGTATAACATCTAAGGTTCCGTATGGCGGTGTATGCGTAATGAGGACATCTACGCCTTTTGGGATCTTCTTAAACTTATAAAACAGATCTTCTTCGTCTTTCATAAATGCCCAGTCGTTAAACGTCACACTCCAGGGTGTGCCATAAAAAGATATACCATCAATGGTACATCCGGAATCTAGCAAGTAGGTGGCCCCAGCTTCTTTCATAAAACCCGGCACCTTATCTATATTCTCTTCCTCATATAGATTATGGTTACCGGGTATTATAACTATCTCGCGATACAGGCCCTTCTTCTTTAATAAAGATATATGAGACAAGAAGGTAATAAGATCCATAAGATCTCCTTTACCAGTATAATCACCAGCTATGACGAGGATGTCACCCGGTGGTAAGTTCTCATATAAATTATAATGCCAGTGGGTATCTGATATCGCTACAATCTTCATTTCTTTTTAGCCTTCTTTGCCTTTTTAGCTTTTTTGGCTTTCTTTGCTTTCTTAGCCGGCTTGGTTTCTTCCGGGTTCTTTCCGCAAATACAAAGGCCACTATCTTCACAGCGGTCATCACATGCTGCTTGCTCTTGCTCCTTTTTTAGGGCTGATTCAAGCAACCCTACAAGAAGATGTTTCATGGCTTCTCTTAATGCCTCACTATTGTTTGTAATCACTTCGAGGTTGTTGTTAATCTTTTCAAGAACCGCCATAAAGGCACTGTTCATATAGCGTGCAGCTGCGAGCAATGCTTCTTTGTCGGTTGAGGTGCAGATCACATCAACGGTTTCGTTATTTGCATTCGGAATTTTCTTAAGCATTTCCGGCAATAAACGTTCCTCTATCACTACAAATAAAGAAGAGGTTGCGTGATAGACGATGAGTTTGTATTTTGTTCTATTAAACATTATTTCTCCTATACCCCTAAGCCGGCAAAACCGCCAGTGATAGGGAATTTTTTAATAAATCTATATGCTAATAGACAGCACTTAAACAAATCAAAGTAGTCATTCACGTTAGCTTCAGTAACTGTATTAACAGTATAGTCTACGACCTTTTTATTAAAATTGATAACCATAGCTTTAGATATCTTAATACCATAAAGCTCCTCGAGTGATTTCCAATATGCCGCTACCTGACAGAAGTACTTCGGTTGGAAGTAATTTGATGTCTTCCAATCAAATAAGATATACTGTCCGTTGCGATAGCATAACCAATCTGCACATCCGGCATACTGATATATCTTTGAGTAGGTAAAGAGTTCCGGCTTGACGGAAAGATCTTTTGTAATATGAGCATCCTTCAAAAACTTTGCCATTGAGTCGGCGCAGATCTTTGCGTTAGCATACTGGCTTTGTGGTACCTCCGGGAACACTCCTGTGTTCAAATACGTTTCAAGCCAATCATGTAACTGATTACCATAAATAGAAGATGCGTTTGTATAATCTTCGGCAGCGTGCATAGCCTTGCCGAATGTATACAACACACTGCTCCCGTCGTATTTTTTATCCGGGTCAATGTGTTCCTCAAAATATTCTCTGGTCTTCTTGTCCTTCCAGTTAGCTAACATACCATCGTCAAAGTTAACCGACTTAAGTACATTAGATACCCGGACATAAGTACCTACATTATCTATTGAATAGCCAAAGCCTTCGTTATTGTATCTGACTTTAGCTATTTTTTCCATTAATACTGGATCGATTGTGTTATTTAACACTTCTGTAGCCTCCGCTTTAATTCGTCCGGACCTTTTTCTTTTAAGAATTCGTCCGGATCTTTATCAAGTACAAGTTTAAAAAATTGTACGTCATCACCATATATTTTTTTGTATGTGTCTATGATCTTCTGACAGGCTGTGATACCCGCCTCATCATTATCCAGGCACAGACATATGTTCTTAGTGATGGATGCTATCTGAAAAAATTGTAAGTTTGACATGTGTGTCCCTAACAGAGCACATGCCTGTGTGAATCCGTACTTACGTAATGCGATGGTATCATAAACACCTTCGGTAAGTATGATCGACTGTTTCATTACAATATCTTTGAAAGCCGTATTTAACCCGTAGACTGTATCTACCTTACGGCACCCGGGCTTAAACCAGGAATCATGTTTACTTGTGTCATGCATCTTACGGATTGACATACCGACTAACTGTTGTTGTAACGAGAATATCGGAACAAAGATTGCGGCATTACAACCGGATGCTTTATATACTTGTAATTTATTATTGATTATATCGAGTACACTGAGCTCTTTATCTTCAAAGTCTTTGGACATGATCCCGGACTTATCTTCAGTCCAGTGTGTACTAAACTCAGGATGACCAGGAATATTATAGTCCGGGCTTGTATAGTACAATTCACCGGCATCTGCGATAACAGCTCCAGCTTTAAATAAGTCCTCTGGAATAAATCCTTTTTTATCTAAATAAGACTTTAAGCTTTCATCATTTAAGCTTATCATCTGAAAACTCCTGTTTTAAATAATCGATAGCTTGCATTGCATGCCTGTAACATGCCACAAAAGAGATATGTAATATCTGTTCTATCTGTCTGTAAGAGAACCCCATGTAGTAATATAAGTACATTATAACAAATTTAGTCGACGCTCTGCCATAATGTTTCTCGAGTGTGTCCCACAAAGGTTTAACATCTTTGAGTTTAAACTCGGCTATTTCATATTCCGGGTTCTCTAACCGGTACAAGTTGTAGTTAATTAAGCTTGCAATATCTTCACATGTTTCCGGTATAATTGCGCCTTCGCGCATGACGTGTATATCTGATGTATTTATTTCTCTTATTGCGTATGGTTTATTTGGCATCACCTTCCCCTATTTGAAGTGCTACTCACTAACAGTATACAATATTTTTATCGATTTATACACTTTGATATTTCCTGTGAAATCCACTCCTGTAGTTCCGGACTCAAAGTGAGGGTACTCTTATACTGCTCTTTAATGAACACATACTGCCGTGCGATGTTGAGCAGGATCGTTGCTGTATACGGAAATGATTGTGGTAGCTTACAAGTCTGCACATAAGAACATACATATTGAACTAACTGTGCGATCTCGTAATCTTTTGTATCATACGAACGGAATGTATCAAGGATGATCTTACATATATGAAGATCCCGTCCGAGTGACTTGCTCTGTACTGAACGATTATATCTACCCATTATTGTAATCAATAATGCGTATGGCGTTATACGTGACATACAAACCTCCTTGTCTTTATAAGCCTTTATTTTTGAAATCTTTAGCGAGTTGCTTGAGTGTGCGTTTTACTTTTGATGTAAAACTGCGCACCTCTTTCTCTGCGATTATATTAGCCTTCCGGGCCTCAGCCTGTAGTGAAACGAATTCATTGTTGAGCATGTTCTGTAAGGTGTTAAATACAACAGGCTCGACTTTGTTCTTGTATGCCCCGACAAAGTCGCGCATGGTGTATTGAATCTCGTTCCGGGTGTAGTATCGGTCAGCTGAAAAATCGTTAGACGTATCTTTGATAACATCATTAAGTGTAAGGTCTTCTGATTCATCGTCTCTATGTACTACTGTGTCCAGAGGATTAATACTTGATATACCAAAAATATAATCTGTCCAAAGCTTGAACAGATCATCATCTTCTGTATATGTTATGTGATGTTTATCAAGAACCTGTTTTATATATTCCTTCGTGAGGTATGGTTTCTGGATCAACCCACTGTACTTAGTATTCTTCAACATAGGTAGTCGGTTATAAAGACTTGATAGTAAGAACTTGTAGAACGAATACTGGTTGTCTTTATATCTTTCTTTAGGTTGCCAAGTGTTGTATACCATAATCATTATGGTACAGGCTTCTTGAATAAGATCTTCCTTATTTTGGTCTTCAATAAGGCGCGTGAGATATAATTTATATATAAAATTATATAACCCGGTTAGTACTAACTCCCTCATCAAGGGATCTGCTTTACTGCTCACTATCTCGGTATCGGTGTATCTTATACCGTCTCGTGTCTTACGAGTTATCTCATCAAGCATAACTCCTCCTTTTGTTATGTGTGATTATATCAAATACCGGTTAAAAAGTCAAGTACCCTTCAAGAATCATAAACCTGGGACTGACTCTGATAAAGCTTGCAATGTTACGCCCATAATATTTTTTGATATTATCAATGACATATGTTGCAAGTTTTATGTCTCGGTACATTAACTGTGACCACATGGTCTTATTACAATTGTGAAGATACGTATTGGCTATTTTGTTTGCAAGTCGTTGATCCTCACATAAGATCATATTTGAACTTTTATACTGTAACACTACCACATTATCATACAAGTTAATTACCGGATAATCTAATTGATAAGACATTACCATAATTTATCCTTTCGTAAATGTTTTGCTCTATCAATACTTTTACACTGTGTGCTAAGGGTTACATGATAAGCCGTAAACTTAACTTGTTTGCCCTCTTTGTTTGTGCAAATTATAGAGAAACCACTATCTAATAAACCTTTAGTCTTATTAATAGTTGTATATCCATGTTTCTTAACAAACTTGATAAAATCCTTTGCTTGTTCTTCTACAGCTTTCTTAGTTGCATAATGGTTTATGGTAGAGAAGATTAAACATCTACTATCCAATGCTCCTAAATATTCTGTAGTCATCCATGCTTTTGTTACTTTTATCATAATACACCTCCTTATATATTTGATAGTAAGGCCTGACCTTTCTCAGTCAAGACTCTACCTCCGGACACAATCCGGATCAAGCCTCTTTCAAGTAGGCTTGGCTCTACTATGTATAAGATTACACCAACATTAATACCAAGCATAGCCGTTAAGCTATTTACGGATAACTTTTGGTGCACTCTTAATAAGTTAAGGTATTCACATTCTTGAGCTGTAAATCCTTCCTTTGTTAAACCCTGGTACTTAAGATAGGTATCAAAGGTATCCATGTCTACATGGTTGTTATTATTCGGATGTACGAACAGATAGACACGCAAGTTATATGCAAGATTGATAACCTTTCTGGGTGTACCAGCGGTAAACTCATAGATCTTCTTACAAACGTCATCATCAATAGTTATACCCGGACCTATTTTAAGCCGGACTAAGTCTGCTATATCCTTCTCTGTATATTTAGATAGGACATAGGTGAGCTTAAACCTATCTCGCATTGACTTAGTTAAGTATTGAGGATCAGTTGTACCAGCTATGAGTGTAAACTTCGGGAACTGTATTGTAGTTGATCCGACAGGTAACGAGAATGATTCCATAATAGTATAGATCTTCTCAAGCAAGTTAGCTTTAACTGCATGAATCTCATCGATGATTAGGATAGTTCCTTCCGGGATTAATTTATCCTGGTATAGGAACATCTTCACTAACTGTTCTTCCGAAGTAATGGATGGGCCATACCCGGACACATACGGTTTGTCAAAGGCCTTGGCTATACTAGTTGCTAATAATGTTTTACCATAGCCTGCTGGTCCAATGAATAATATATGCGGTATTATAGCCCCCGGAGTACCCTTAGCAAATAATATATTAGTTGTTATATTATTCTTAATGGCCTCTTGTCCTATAATATTTTCAAACATATTATTACCTCTGAATATAATCTTTTAATTCCTCAAACGTTTTAGGTTTGTGATTAAAATCATCACGCTTTGAAAACTCTTTATTGTAATCAATATCGTGATGGCTGCTATTACATACTATGGTTGCTGTGTTTGTAGTTATTGATTCAGTAATGAGTATAAGAAACAGAACCAGGAACACACATATACACAGAACCAGTACTGTAAATATTTCCATTATAGTTTCCTCCATTTTAGAATTTTAATTTTGGTTTTATAGTTTGTCTGTAAAGCCATTTCACGTGAAAACATAAATATGTCTACCCTATGTCCGGACCCGGGCGTAACCCGGTTATCATACCTATCGTTCATAGTATCTTCCACAATGTAACATAATCCTGGCTTTTCTAGGCATACTATATCTCCCCATTTTATTTTATATTGAGCTAGTAAATCACGGCTTAAAGCTACTGCACCTTCATATACATGACGGCCACTTGCCATAGTGTTCGGTGTGCTATCAGTTTGTTCCGGCAAGTTATTATAAGCTGTAATCCGGGCATCTACTTCATAGATGTCAGCATCTAAAGAATCTACTGTATCATAGCTAAATGAATAAGTATACTTTGGTTCATCAGCTTGTGTTGAATGTATTACCATAGACATTTGTCTTTGCATATCCCTAAGCAGATGTACACAACCATCTAAATGCTCTTCACAATTGACAGTACAACCTGCAGTGTGTATAAAAAACAATGCTATGATTGTAAACAGAAAGATCCTTATTATTGTTAATAGAATTTTGTATTCCATTGTATCTCCTTTTTATACTACCATTTACTAACTAAAGATCTTACCTACTGATACAAACAGACACAATAGTACCAACAGGATTAAATACCAAAGCTCTGTAACAATTGGCATAAAGATATTTTTATATATCCTTTGTTCAGTTTCTCTGGATGATCTTTGTAAGAATCTGTCTGACATGGTGTGGCATTCCCTGTTCTGGGTTTGGTTTACCATTGTCATACAGAGACCAACTATCATTGCTATTACAGCAACGATTGCTATTACTCCAATGAGTGCTAATATTATCATATATCCTCCTCATTAACTCCGCATGGCTTACTAACTAAACGCTTCATATACCTATGAAATCGCATGTGTAAGAGTTATATTTCGCGTTCCTCGCCATGCACTACAACCAAAGTAGGGAAACGTAAACTTTTATTTCCATTTTGGTCGGTGGTTTCCTCGAAGTACTTTACCGTGATGGTTTTGCCTATGATTTGATCCGGGTTTTGGAGCCAGGCTTTACGCTGTTCCAAACTGAGTCCGGACCCAACCTTGACTGTATATCCTTGATGCTTTATTAATAGGCTACCAACAGCTTTAATCTTGTTAGCTTTATTATTAATAACTTCGGTTACCTCACTTTCTTCAATGCCAAGTACCGCATACTCTGCATCAAAGAAAGACTTAAATTTTAATAAATTATCCGTACGCTTACCTTCATATGGTACGTTCTTACGGAACATTAAACCTTCCCAGTGATCATCTACTACACACTTCTTCATGAATGTAAGGTTCTCTTCCGAGTAGTCTACATACTCAATAGGTGTAATAGTTTTAATAGTATCCGGGTCCAGTTCGGTATATTTATCTATGAACGGTTGGATCCTGTCCTTATATACAAGTCCAGTTTCTTTACCTTCAAATACAGGTAGAGGCATCATGTCAAAGACTATATATTTAGGATTTGGTATGGTATGATCTTTCCTACGGATCTCTTTCATAATACCCTGGAAGTCTTCATGATCATTCTCATCTACCAAACAGATCTCACCATCTAGTACTGTATCATTATCTAAGCCAAGCTTTACTACATCCTCTTTGATTTTATTTAAGGTTGTATATTCAAGTCCGGTTCTGGAATAGATGTGTATATCCTGTGGATTGTTGTAGATAAGTATAGCGCGGTTACCATCAAGTTTACGCTCTATTACCCAGTCCTGGTCCAGTTTGGTATTAGGCTTCTTACGTAGGTCCTGAGCCAAGGCTACCTTAAATTCCTTAATCATACCAGGATGTACATCATTAATGATCTTAGTTGATACACCTATACCAAGATCCTTATCAATAATTTTATATATAAGATCTTTATATTCCGGGTATGTTAAAACGAATGAGTGTACAAGCTGGGCCGCGGCATGTCCGGTTACAAGTCTGAGTCTTAATCTATCTAATACTTCAAATAAATTTAAGCCTGTAGTAGCACCTCCTAATGAGTTCTTAAGTTTCTCAACAGACTTACTTGTAATATAATACTGAACATCGTAATCAAACGTAAGTTTTAAGATCCATTTAACATCAGGTGTCATACAGGTTAATAATACATCTTCTTTATCTTTGCGTTTATTACTGGCATTCATCTTATCAATGAATGTTTGTATATTCTTTAATACTTCATACGTCATAAATTATTTTCCTTCTTGTATTTGCATACAGCATTTATAAGTTCGTCCTCAGATACAATTTGGTTATTCCAAGCGTCAACACCTACATTGATATTGATCTTATTACATATCGGATCATACATAAATTTCCATTGGTTATGTACGTGTCCGCAAATGTGGTAACCAATTTGTGTACCTTTGGTACGAAACTCAACAGGGCAATGAGTTTCGGTTGTAGGATAATGGGATACCGTAACTGATCCTAACTTACCTATATCTATAATTAATCCTTTACACATATACTTAACTTTGTTATTAATATCATGATTGCCTTTTATTAATATAGTTTTAGGATTAATCTTAGCCAGGTATACTTCCGGTTTAGTCCGGGTACATTCTGTACCGCGTTCCTTACCATAACAAGCGAAGTCTCCTACATGAATAAGTAAGTCATCTTTGGTAGCCCGGGTATTAATATTGTTAATTAGTACCTGGTTCATACGGTCTACATCTTTGAAAGGACGACCACAATACTTTAATATATTGCGATGTGATAGATGAAGATCGGAAGTAAAATATTTCTTCATAATATAGTTTACAATATTTTATGGTAATTTGATAACTTTACTGGGTGTTACCCTAGATAGTCTTTTACAGCCTTTCTTTTCAAGACAAATTGTAAAGTAACCGTCTATGTTATCTTCATCCGGACCTGGAGTACCAAGCATTTCTATTGCTCTAACAATGCCCTTCTCAATAGTAAGCCCGGTATTTGATCCATGTATCTTACACTGTACATGTGCAAGTGTATCACCTATAGTAAACCTATTACCTACAGCATCAATACAACTGTCTATATAAGTTTTACATTCCATATTATTCCTCCCGTATATTTTTTAATGTGGCAGATCTATCACGAAAACAAGCCTCGTCTGCATCCATGATATGTTCTTCCCATGGGAACAATGCTAATCCTATTACTCTATCATCATTATCCATGATAGGACATAATGTATGTTTAAAATTAGTAGTTCCATATTCATTACCTTCAGAATCAGCAGCAAGGATAACCGGTACATCTCCAGTTTCTTTAAGCTGTTCTTCTAGTTTAGTTATTAATTGTTTTATTGTCATAATACCTCCTTATTTATCTGGTGTATTCCATTTCCTAAAAAAGTTCCATACTTCAAATAGGATAGCTGTTTGTATCATAACCAAACAGTTTACACAACGTTCTACTTCACCAAATTTAAATTCAGTTTTGAGAGCGTGATCTAATGTATATAAACAGATAAGGTACCCTATAAACCGGGTCTTTCTGTTCATAAGGAACATGGTTCCTAGTGCTAATAGTATTGCCATTATTATAATCCTTTAGTTGTTTTTAGTTTATTATAGTTCTTAGTGAACCATCTAAACGCCTGGAACTCATCCTGGAAACTATTACCTTCTAGTCTAGATGCTTTACCTGAATCATAATAGAACTTTAAGTTTCCATGTCTGTCAGGATGTAATGTTATTTCACATCTCATATATAACATATGAAAGTCATCGACAAGTTCTTGTCTTAAGTCACCTGATATAGCGTATATCTTCTTTTTCATATAAACTCCTAGTGTTGATGGAAGGCCACATTTTTGGTCTTCTTATGGTAACAGTGTGTGCAATTAAAGTTTCTGCATGAGCCCGGACACTCGAAGTATCCGCGTGGTATCTTTTGCCCGGGTTTAATTACCGTTGCTTTATACTTTAATGTGTTACGATCTAGCATATACTTCGGTGTAGTTGGATCAATAGATGCAAATAGAACCATGTTTTTAAGTCTTTTTGCCTCTGTAAAGTCTAAGTGTAACGACTTAGTATATGCGGTAAATATAATCTTAGGAAATGCCTTGGCTATTTCAACCCATTTATTTAGGTATTCCTGATTATAGAAGTCACCTGACTCGTGTATACGGACAGCCCGGACCTTATGTTGTATGTTGGATAAGGCCGCAATCATATCCTTAACGAAGTATTTAGTCTTAGATGTCTTGAAGTTTAGTTCTCTGTAAGGTAACGTTGCTTTATATAGACGTTCTGCTTTCTGGGCATAACAATACTTCTTACATTCTGGAGTAGCGCCCGGGCATGTACGTCTATGTGGTAAGTTAAAGATGGCTATATCATCTTGTAACTTACGGTTTCCTAAGCTTAATATTTTTCTTTGCGTATCCATTTTTTGCTCCTTTAATCAGATCAATAAGTCTGAATGTTTCTATGTGCCACAGCAATGTATGCTCGAAGTTATCAAAACTGGAATCAATACATTTCAATGGCTTGGTTGCCGGATCTTCAAATATGATAGTCCAGTAACCGTATCTTTTATTTAGGTTTACATCTTTAACTTTGATATTATATTTAACAACAAGTTCATTTATCTCAGCTAAAGATAATTTATATAATACCATAGTACCTCCTATGTTTTATTCAAGTTACACAACTTAAGTGGCCACTTGAACGCATAGCCTTTCCTGACTTCTTTATCCTTATGGATAAATGGTATTTTATTAATAGTACTTTGTGTGAAGTTAAGGTATAAGCTTTCATTAAGTAAACCGTAAGCTCTTAAAGCTTCATCTACCTCACGACTTCTACGATAGAATACCATGTTTGTTTTATCAGGAATACCTATTAATGATATATATCCAGGTCTAAATACAAAAACATCTATTGTTAATATATTTGCACTTGGTCTATATATAGCCTCATTTGATACATGACCCATGTTCTTATTTAAATAACGGTGTCCCCATGATGCTACAACGGTATATACATCTTTATTAGGACTTCTATTGTCTTTACAAGTATAGATGTTACCCTTTTGTAATGTTATTAAATATAATGGACTTAATGATAGTTCCAATGCTTTAACTAATTGTTTAACACAAGGTAAACTACAATCATATATCAGTTTAGGTGCTGTTAATATGGATTCTGTATCATTCATTGTTCCTCCTTAATAATAATTATTATAATTATTAATTATATAATCTAAGTTGCTTCTTATTGCCGCGTATAATTTATCCTCCATTTCAAATTTCTTATCTATATCTTTGGCCTTTAAAGCTAAGGTCTTAAGCCTCTTAGTTACCTTTTCTTTAGTACCATGGAACTCAAGTACGTTTTCAAGCAGTTTTATACTACGTTCATTTGCAATATGTATTATCTTCTTCTCGTTAGTTTTCTTATCGTAGTATACGACATAAGCTATGATATCATACCTGGGTCTGAATGTAATCAATGTTAGGTTATGTTGAGGATAATAATCTATTCTCTGTAACAATGATGCATTGACTAAACCATATGCTTTACTTGTATGGTTCGGACGATAGTCTGAGAAGTAATATGAATAGTATTCTGCCTCTGCTTCACGACCTCGTTTAATTACAGTTCCGAAACAAGTTTCAGATTCACACTGCGGATAATAAT